GTTCGCCGCCTTCGCCTCCACCTCGGCCTTGGCGCCCTTGGCGCTGGCTGCCTCCGCCACCTTGGCGACCGCCTCGGACTTGCTCTTGGCAGCAGTGATGACGAGGGTTTCGGATTCTTTTTTCACATTATTGATCCTACTCTGTAATTCAGGTTCCCATTTTGCTATTGTATCTTGGTGTTTCTGTATTCGGGTGGCGTTGCCCGCTTCCGATGCCATTGCGAGTGCGCCGCGTATTTCAGAACCCTCGTAGGCGGGGTTATTGATAATTTTCTCTAATATTTGGCCTATATCTCTTATTCTTTTCAGCTCCTTCTTCGCCAGATCGTGCTGCGTAGCCGTCACATTTGCCAACTCAACAGCTTTTTCATGATTTGGTACAAGCCAGCCAACGGCCTGCTTCCCGCGGCCATCGAGGCCCTTCTTCGCCGCCTGCTTCGCCGCCGCCGCCGCCGCCTCCGCCTCACTCTTCTTAAGGCCGACCCACTTCCCCAATAACTGTGTCGCCGTCTCCGCCCTCACCTTCGCCACCTTCGCCAACTCCGCCGCCTCCGCCGCCTCTTTATCATTTCCGTCCTTACTATTAATATTTTCGATCGCCGTCAGTATACGTTTCATCTCCTTCACCTCCTCCACGCCCCACGCCCTTTCCTTCTCTGCCAACCCCCGCAGGTGCGGCTTATCTGCCACCCTCACCTCCCTCTCCGCCTTATCTCGCTTCGCCTCCGCCCTCTCCACCATATCCTTCGCCGCTGGTATCAATTCTTTGAGCAGGTTTAGAGGAGCCCCGCCACTCTGGTTGTTCATGTTTTTATTATTTGTCAGTTTCATTTATATATATAAATAATATTAAAAATATACTAAATATTTATTTAAAATTTCTCAACTTTTATGATTTTTTTTTAAGTGGTAAAAAAAAATCTACTTTAATATATATTTTTTTTATTTTTTTGTGTTTTTGATTATTAAAATTATTACCCATTAATATAATTATTTTCATAAACAAGAGAGCGACAAATAAATCTAGATAAAAGTCTACATGAACACGTGCATACTGAAGAACAATTATTTGGTCTATCAAAATTTAATTCGGTATCTATATAAATATCTAATTTAGTAGGGCGATTTTTTTTATGTCTAGAACAACATTTGCAATTAGAAACCAAATTAAAAACATCAATTTTGCTATATAATTTACCACAACAATGAATATGATAATTTTTAGCGTAAATTCCAAGATCAGTGTTTGCGTATATGTATGAAATAGTATCGCTAATAATCTTAATTTTTATTTGTTTTTGATTTTGGATATATTTTTGAATCTTGTAAATAATAATACTAAGAGCCCATGAATAATTAATATTCCAAATATATTCTCTAATATCATAAGGAATGTATTTGAAATACGTGGAATCAAGAATAGGATGATTCATATATATATATATATATATATATATATGTGGGTGTGGGTCTGCAAGCTTGCACGAGTAAATTTAATAATACTGACCTATAATTATATAATTTCAATTTTTTAAAGAACTAACAAAATTTAAGTTATGTTATATTTTGAATAATTAATGACATACATTTGTTGTGCAGGTTGTAAACTATTAACATAATTAATTACAATTTTTTTATCAATATATTTATTTTCAAATTTAAGAGTATCTTTGTATAAATTATGTAAATTCCACATATGAATTCTATATTCACGTGGATATTTTTTTAAAACATTAGTTTTTTTAATAAAACATTCAATATAATTATTATATAAATTATCAGTATAATCATAAATTTCGGATTTATAATTTTGAAATTCTAATGAATGTTCTGGGAAATAAAGTAAATACTCATTAATTTTTTTTTCTTTTTTTAAACATAGATAATTATATTGTAATTTAGGTTGATTGCCTTTTAAAATTTTAATATTAACATAATTAGTATTTCTAATTTTAGTTCTTGTACCGTTTTTGTTATATATATTAATTCCTAATATATAATAAGGACAATTTATATGCTTATAATAATCATAAATTTTTTCATATGTATCAATATTATATATGTTGCAATAACATAAGGATTTGATATTACTCGTCTGTAAAAAATTATGAACATTATAAAAATTAATATTATAACTATTATTACCAATATTTTCAATATTCATAATTTTAATCAAATATAAAGAATTATTTGAAATAGGAGCAACAATTCTATTAGATGGATGTTGAATAACAAATGAAAAGGTTAAATTTTTATAAGAATTTAACATAGATAAATTAAAATCAATAGAATAACAAATATCATAAAACATTTCTTTAAAAGTTTTATTATTATTAAAGGTGTTATTAGCTCCTACATTACTTCTAGTACAAATTTCCCATGATTGTAAATTATTATCATAATATAAATTAATCATAGTTCCATCAATAAAATCTTCAGCATAACATTCATCAACACTATTATATTGTTTAAAATAATCATAATTTACAGATTTAGCAGGAGCTAAAACTAATAAATTATCATCATTATCAAAAATGATAGATCTTAACCAAGAATATTTTAATTGTTCTTCATTTGATAATTTATTATAATTTTCTTTATTATATTTGATAATTTTATATTGCCTAGATTTATAATTAAAATCCGTTTTTGTATATAAATTTTTATCATACAATAATTGGTTTAAATCTAAAGTAATAGAATTTTCAATTGACACCATTAATGGTAATATATAAAATATATTATAAATATTATAATATATCTTTAACTTATTTATATATAATATTTATTTGATAAATAATTATATAATATAATATTAATTAATGAGTATTAATATGAATAAAAGTACAAATAATATTAATTTACAACTTGGTGATATAATAAAAATAATATCACCATATAATGATAGATATCATAATAATATATATTATATAAAATATATAGATTTTGAAAAAGTTGTTTTAATAAATGATGCAAATGAATATACTTTAGAAATTTCAGAAGATAAAAAATTAAAAGAAGAATCAATTGAAAATATTATATTATTACATAGAGAAGAAAATTCAAGTTTTTGTAAACAAAATAATTTAGTTATAAACACGTATATTTCTATATATTTTAACAATGACGTTCCTTATATATTAAACGGTAAAATAACAAACATTGAGGAAGATATGATAGAAATAACAAGTATACCAAATAAAGAAGTTTTTTATATAGATTTTGCTTATTCAGGAATACCATTAAATTTAAATATTGAAAAGATAGTAATAAATGAAGATTTAATTGAAAAAACATTAGATTTAGATATAGATTCAAATGAATCAAATGGTTCAAAAGAATTATCAGATGATTTAAATGCAAAATCTAAATCGTATGAAATAGATAATGAATTCAATATAAAAGAGAATATTAAGTTAGATAATGTGGATAATGAATTTAGATCATATGAAAATTATGATTATAAAGATAATATAACAAAAGATAATAATATAATAAAATTAGGTTCTGATATAGATAACATAGAATATACTGTAAATGTTGATGAAACAGAAATCAGATATAATTTAGACAAGCAAATAGATGATTATTTTGATAAACATATTAATGTATTACCAATAATGGAAAGAACAAATAAAAACATAAATTTAATAAATAAAGATATAATTAGATTCAAAGAATTAAGAAGTATATATTCAGATTTTGATATAAATAACTATGTTAAAATAAAAAAATATTACGATGATGATTACAAGCCATTAATAAATAATATATTAATTAATCTAAACAAAGAAATCGAATGGATAATTCCAGTTTGTAATAATGTAAATACATTAATAAATGATGGAGAAAATGAATTATATTCAGATGAAAATTTAGAAATAAATAAAATGGGTAAATTTTTAGAAAATTTGTTATCAGAAAATAATAAATTTTATGATAAGACTAAACAATTATATAATTATTATAATTATGCAAAAAATAATTTGAACAATTTAAATGATAACAATATTCCAAAAAAACATATAAACGATGATAATATTGTTATGGTGAATGATGATATAAATATTATGATAAATAATTATGATGATTATAGTAATTATGTAGTAAAAAAAAATGCAATTGTGAATGATAATTATTATTTTCAAAATGCTACGACAGGTTTAACTTGTTTAGAATCATATTATAATAAATCAAAAAAAATGTTTAAAACAGTTCCATTAGTAAATGGTGATAATATATATATAAAAGGGTTTTTGACACTTCCACTTTTTAATTATTTTTATTCATTAAGAAACAATGATTATACTAATTTATTAGATAAAAGTAATTTAAGTTTAATACAAACAAATAATAATAATTTATTCAAAAAAAAAAATATAAGAGAATATTTGTATTCTAAATCCGATTTTGTAAAAAATGTGTCAATAGATAATATTCAAGATGATAAAGTATTTGATAATATTAATTATTTTTATTTTGACGAAAATATTAAATCAAATAATAATTATTTGAATTTATTGAATTTATTTATACCAAATAATAATAAAGTTATTTCTTATTTAAAAAATAAGTTTTATATTTTAAATTATAATGATTTTGTAATAAACCATCAAGGATTTGGTATTGATATGTATAATATTAATATAAAAACATACAAATTAATTAATAAAATAATTACTAAAAATATAGACCATTATAAAAAATCATACGAAAAAAACAAACATATTTTTGAAAATTACATAAAATATACTACTTCTAAATTAGTTGATAAAGTAGAAAAAGATCATAAATTTATAGTTTTATCATTTTTAAATAATGAAATAAAAAAAGATATTTTTGAAAATTACCAGATAGAAATAGGGGATAATATATATAATAATTATGAAATATTAAATAAAATTTATGAAATAGATGATGGTGAATTTTTAAATAGTGGTATTAATAAAAATAACGCTGATTTAATTGTATCTAATTTGTTAGACAGTTATATAAAAAAATTAAAAAAATCTGATAAATTAGAAGAAGAATCATTGAAAATAGAAGATTTATCAGATAAGACTAACAGTCCAATAGAAACAGAACCTACAATTGCATCTAAACAAATATCAACAAATTCAGATAATTGTTATAAATATATAATTAGTAAAAAATATGGTAACATTGAATTATTGATAAATGATAATGACAAAAAAATATTTTTTGATCAATATTATGACAAAACACCATATCATATAATAAATAATTATAGTTCTGAGTTATCATCAATGGATGGTTATAATTTTGTAAAATTATTGAAAAAAGAATTAACCAATAATTACAATATAAATAAAAATACAGCTTTAAGAGAAGCTAAAGCTATTTATAATAAGAAAAAAGAGATAGTTGATGGTGATTATGCCTTATTTTCAAATTTAGAAAATAATAAAAATTATATATATGTAAGAAAAAATAATATATGGGAATTAGATAAAAAATTTCAAAATAATTTCCATATAGATTCAAATTTAATTTTATGTAATACTATTGATAAATGTAATTATAACAATGACAAATGTTTATCAAAATCAGATTTACAAAAAAATATGAATAATAAACTTATAAATCAAATATTAGAAAATTTTAATTTAGATTACAATATAAGTGTAGAAGAAATAAAAGAAAACATAAATAAAACGTATAATAATGCTAAAAATAAAATTATAAAAATTAATAAATATAAAAATAAAACAAATAATTTTATTGATTATAATGATGATATAATAGATGATGAAAAACAAAATGAATTACAAATAATATCGCCTTATAAATATTTATGCGAATTGATTATTTCACAAAAGGATCTAGTTAAAAAATACAATAATATAAAAAAATTTTGTATTAATTTTGTAAGAGAATATTATGAAAATGAAAATAAATATTGGTTATATTGTAAAAGTACTAATAATAAATTAATACCACTATTTTATTATAAATTAGCCAATGCATTTTTAAATAATCAAAATTATGGTTTAGTTTTAGATAAAATATGTGCAGAACAAGGAACTATTAGTGATGATAATAATAATTGGGTTGATAAACATAGTGGATATATTATAAAACATATAGAATTTTCAGATGATTACATAGACGAAAGCAAATTAAATAAGTTAGAATATGATATAAATATAAATGTAAAATTTAATGAAAAATTAGATAAATCAGAAAATATAGTTCAGGTAATTATCAAATCTATGGGTAATTTTATGAAAATAAATTTAGAAAATTATAATGAGTTTATTATAACAAATGTCATAAAATTACAGAATAATTCAATTCCTTCAAAGAAAATGTATCAAAAAAAAATAGAAACTTTATCGGCAAAAGAAAGTAAAGCAAAAGTTATGCCCAGTTATGAAGAGTTATATGATTCCTCATTAATATTATTTACATTGGCATATATTTTAATTTCTATTCAAATATCTATACCACAAATAAAATCTAAAAAAGTGTTTCCTGGATGCATAAAGTCATTTTCTGGTTATCCAATAGATGGAACACAAAATAAATCAGGGTTAATATATATAGTATGTGTAGCTAATAAAATAAAATCTAATATAAAACCTTGGAATTCTATTAATAAAATTAATGAAGCTAACTTATTAATAAAAATAGAAACTATTATTAATAGATATTTAATTAATAATAAAGAAATAATAGAATTAACTTTGAAAAAGAAAGAATATTTATTACAAAATAAAGATAATATTGATGAAGAAGTAACTATAGAAAATTATAATTATTTTTATCCGCCATTAAAAGATATTAAAATGAATATGTCAAGTTTATTACCTATTAGAAATGATGGTTTAAAAGAATATATAAATACAATTAAAAAAAATAATCAAGATGATATGGTTGAAATTATTCAAAGTAAAAATATATATTTATCTGGTGTAATAATTGAATCTATACAAACAATTGTCAAAAAAAATACTATTATATTAAGTGATTATATATTAGAAAATTCTTGTTGTAATAGCGAAAATAATACTTTGAAATTTTTTGTAAATAAAGATTCTAATATTACAAGATATAATAGTATTATTAAGGATTATACACAGTTTTATGATAAAATAGTATCACATAATAAATCTAACATTTTATATTGTAATACAAACACACGTGTAAAAAAAATAGAATTATCTAACAACTTTGATGAAATTATAATATACAAAGCGTTTATATATTATTGTAACTTTGAAAATAATATATCTATAGATGACGAATTAAAAAAATTATGTTATGATAAACCAGAAAAATTTGACAAATCATCTGATATATCTGAAAAAATAGAATATTTAAAGTCAATTGGTAAAATTTATTCTTATGATAATTTAATTGATTTAATTCAATATATTTCTAAAAATAATATAATTTATAATTACTATAATAATAACATAGTTGATAATACAAAATATTTACATGATATTTTGTTAAATTATAATGAAAAAATATCTTTCAATATATTTGAAGGAGAATTTATAAAAAAAATATTGGACTTGTTAAATGGTTACGATAATACAATCGATAACACTAACAATAAAGAATTACGATCTATTAAAAATTATCTAGGAACTTTCAATAACAATAATAAACAAAAAATTATTGAATTCATGAAAACATATTCAAATTTGAATAAAAAACAATTTAATAATTTTGATGATAATATTGAATTTGAATTTGATATAAAATTTGTAAAAATATTTAAAAATTATATCTTTTCATTTGTTAATATTTTACCTAATATAATAAATAATGGCAATACTATTATTATTCCAAAACATTGGACAATATCCGATATTCATAGAAATGATATAAGAACAATAATTGAAAGATATTACAAAAATTTAAATAATTTAAATGAAGATAATTGTAAACAATATATAAATATTATATATGAACATGTTAAAAGAAAAAGTGAAATTTTAATTAATATAATAGATAATATGTTTTATATTCCAGAAAAAATAATAGATAATAAAAATTGTTCATCTATATATGATAAAGATTTTATATCTTATATTTTCAAATTTGTTGTTTATAATTTTATAAATATTTATATAAATATTTTAAATGATGATAACATCAAAAATAAAATAATTAGCTTACCCGATTTTGATATTCAAAAATTTTATAAAATTGTTTCAAAAATAATTTTTACATTTGTTGATATGTTTTATGAAACATATAATCTAATTAATCATAGTTATAGTAAACTTAAATCTAAAATTAATACAGCTAAAGAAAAAGAAAAAGTATTAATCACTGACTTTTTGAAAAATTTGACCGATGAAGAACGAGAAATTGAAAATATATTTAAAAATAATAAACTTGAAAAATGGTCTATTGGACTACAAAAAGGCATGACTCAATATGTTAAATCTAATTATGATTTAGAAAAAATTAATTTAGAAAAACAAATAGAATTAGAAAATAAACTTAACAAAATGGATAAAGTAAGTCAAATGAATATTGATATTTATAAATTTGATTTTATAGAAGAACAATTACAAGATGAAATGATAGAAAATGAAGAATATAATATGAATAATGTACCCGATGATGATAATTATGATGATGAATCGTTACATGATAACGATGATAATGATATTTATATAGAAGATGAAATGTCTGATATTGATGATATTTAAAAAACAAAAATTAAATAATATTTTTTTGTATATTTTAATATAAATTTTATTATAAAATTATATTATAAATGTTTGATAAAAATACTATATTATTTATAAACAATAATAGAACTTTAGTTTCTATTATTATGTTTTTGTTTTTGTTTATTTGTATTTTCTATTTAAAACCTAAATTCTTGTTTGATAAAAATGATGCTCCTAGAAAATTTGGGTTAGGTTATAGACATACTACCGTTCTACCTTTTTGGTTAATTGTTATTATATTTTCTATATTTTCATATTTTATTGTTACATATTTAACATGTAGTTTCGCTATAAAATTTTAAATTATTTAATTATCTTTAAAAATTGATTAATTTTTATTTATTTTACCAGTTTAAAAAAATATGTTTATCACTGCTATATTTGTTTCTTCATTAGTAATTGATATTATCAATATCCCATATGATAAAGGCGCTAATAAAATTGGATCAAGATATGCATTTAATGAATTAGAAAATGATTTAAATTTTTTACCTATACACAAAAAACATATTGTAAATATTAGTAATAATTTGCATGATTTGTTTGATGATGGGTTTTTAAAAGTATATAATACATTAGATTGTTATAAATTTCCTTTATGTATTGGAGGTAATCATCTTGTATCATTATCCAGTATTTTTGCAGTAAATGAATATTGTTTATATAAAAAATATAATTTAGGAATTTTATATTTTTCGGTTAAGGCTGATTTAAATACTATTGAAACATCTCCTATATTAAACTTGCATGGTATGTTGATTTCAATATTATGTGGGCATGAATTAAATCAACTATCATTCGGTAATTTTTTATACACATCACAATTTGCTTATTATGGAAAACGCGATATTGATCATTTAGAATTTAATAGATTACAAAAATATAATATGTTAATTATTGATGATCAAACAGAATTAAAAAACTGGGTTAAAAAATTTGATTATGTACATTTAAGTTTAGATATGAATTGTTTTGATACAAATGATTTATATGGAGTTAATACTCCTGTTAAAACTGGACCTAAAATTGAATATATCTATAAAATGTTAGACGTAATCAAAAATTCTAAAAAATTAATCAGTATGGATATTGTAGAATATAATCCAACAATAGAAAATAACAATAACATTATTACAAATGTTTTAAAGAAAATATTCATTCAAAATAATTAAACACGTTATGTATTATACAAAATTAAAAATATTAATAGTAAAATAATTCAACTAGACAATACTTGAATACAAAATTAAAATTAATAATAATTTTATAAATATTTTTACAAAATTATTATTATTTTTTATACTATTTAAATTATATTTATCCCCCTGCTATGTCATCATATACTTTTAATATTGATGTTTTAGATTGAGTACATGATGCATTTATCATATTATTATAAGTTACTGTTGATATTATTATACCTGATAAAAAAAACCAAACAAATCTTCCAACTGAATTTTTTATTACTATTAATTTATATATTTCCGTAATGTCTTTAGTATTATCGTCTAGTTTATCTGCTATACCAGCCTCTTTTAATTGCTCAATAAATTGATTAAATAAAAGAGGTTCTTCATCCAGTTCATTTATAAAAATTGATTTATTTGTTTTCATATTAAGTACAGCTTGTATTAACTCCTGATTATTAACAGCAGGTTTAGCCAGTATCTTCTCGAAAAGAGTTTCTATTCCTAATAATTTAATTACAAGATATCCTAATGTATTTGAAAATGGACGATGCCATGTATCAAATACTAATAGTATTCCATAAATTGAACCAAAAATAAATAACCAAGGAAACACTGTATTTAAAATAAGTGTATAAACATTAATATTGTCGCTTGGACATAATGATTTTGATATATTATAATTTATAAAAAAAGATCCCAATAAAATTAACATACAATAACTAGCCAAATATAATCTATTGGTTTTAACGTTATCTATCTCGGCTAAAGATGATGAACTTACTATAACAAATATTTGTAAACCTAAGTATAATGATGATATTGCAAAAAAAAATGTAATAGAAACCATTGGCGAAAGATTATCTTTATTACTATAAAATCCATTTGCGTCATCTGTAAATTTATTTAATTGTCTAGCAATACCTCCTTTGGTAACTTCTAAATCTACCATATCTTATTATATTAATATATAAATTATTATTATTATTATAATTTATTATTAATAATAATAAATTATAATATTTAAAATATTAATATTTTAAGTATAATATTATTAATTATATATTATGGATTATTTAAATAAATTCAATAATAACTTTAAAAGTAGTTATAATTTAAATAAAAATTTAAGTTCAAAACCTAATTTAGTTCAAGAAAACACAAAATATTTTATAAAAAGTGTTTTAATAAAATCTAATAAATATAAATTCAGATATTATTCTTATTACTATAATATAGTTTTATTTACGGTATTTATTAGTATTTTATTTTTTACATTATATTATCGTTACACATTTATAAAAAAAAAAAATTTAAATAATAATTATAAAAGTAATTATTACATAATGAATAAATTAATTAATTACAACAAAATAGCCGCGGCTAATACTAACATAAATAATTATAATTTTAGTGATAAAAATTATTACAATAATATAGAAGTTGATTCAAATAAAAAGCTTAATAATAATAATAATAATAATAATAATAATAATAATAATAATAATAATAATAATAATAATAATAATATTAGAGTTTAAATTAAAAATAATATTTTAATTATTTATAATTAGAATGGATCAATCTCTTGATATTGATAATTATTTAGAAAAATATACGCAATATTATGAATTAAAAAAAAAATATGATGATTACAAAAAAAAACTATTAACTTCTCATAAAGATAAATCAAAAGCTAATATTACTTATAAATGTATTAATTGTAAACAAATTGGTGGAACTATATTTGAAAACAAAAAAGATTATTTTAAAGTTATATGCGGTAATACGTCATCGCCATGCGATTTAAATATAAATATTACTAAATTTAAGGTTACCAATATTAAAGATAGAATTTCTGAAATTCAAAATGATATAGATGTTTTGAAAAAACAAATTATTGTTTTGAAATTAGATTATATGTTTGACTATATCACTAATGATGAATCTATTGAAAAATTCGAAAAATTAAAAATAGAACTTAATAATTTATATGATATTTATAATAAATTATTAGATAATTTAAATATTATTACTAAAAAAAATATTAGTTATTTAAATACATTACAAGAGAAGCAAAATAATTTAAATGATTATATTGATAAATATAAAAAATTGTGTGATATGTATAAAAGTACTAGACAAGGGATTTATAAAAAAGAAGCAATATTATTATATATAAATAATATTATGAAGATAAATAATGATATTTTGAATTTCAAATATAATTCTATATTTATTGATAATAATAATAATGAAAATATTGTAAATTTTAATAAATATACAATAGATCAGTTAGAAATTTATTCAAAATAAAATTATTAGAGTATTTAAATTTTTGTAATATATATTATATAATAATAATATATATATGCCAAATAAAAAAAATAACAATTTTAAAACCCAATCTAAAATTATTAATATAAAATTTTTCTTAATATCATTTTTAGTTGGATTGTTTTACATATATTTTTTTGATGATAAAAAAATAGTATATGTTTATCCTACTCCGCATAATAATAAAAATATACAATATGTTGATAAAACCGATAATTGTTATACTTACAAATTTAAAAAAACAAAATGTCCTAAAGACAGTAATAAAATAAATACCATTCCTATTCAATAATCAAAATTCAATTTATATATTATATATTATATATTATATATTATATATATATGTTTAATAAAATAGGTTCAGGTATTAGTCGCGTGTTTAACAGTTTATTACATACAACCAGAGGTCAAATAATATTATCTATTATTTTAGGTTTAGGATTAGCTACTTTATTTAGAAGAGTTTGTAAAGGAAATGATTGTTTTAGATTTATTGGACCTGAACAAAATAATTTAAGAGACAAAATATTTAAATTCAATTCCGATAATGAGAATAATGATGATTGTTATATTCTAAAAGAAGAATTAGTTAAATGTGATAATAACAAAAAAACTCTTGAATTTGCGTAATTATCAATTATAATTTTTAATTATATTTAATAAATATTATGAACAATAATATAACATCTATTGATAATTTACCTAATTCCAATATTAATAATAATAATATTGTACAACAACCTAATATGCAGCAAGTTCTTAATATACCACAACAAGAAACACAGCTACCATCTAATGCGATTGACCAACCTAATAACAATCAAAATATTAATATGAATGATTATAATGAAATGATTTCACAGTTACAAAATGTTAATAATAATTCAATTTCTTTACCATCTAGAGATATACCTATAAATCCTACACAAGTATCTAATGATGTACAAGTTGATAATAATTATATTCCGCCACCTGCTAATAATATTGATACTAATTATATTAACAATCTAGAAACACCTGATAATTTAATAGTTAAAGAGCAACAATTAAATGATTATTACAATTCTTTAGAAAATATATATAGTGAATTACAATTACCTTTAGTTATTATATTAATTTATTTTTTATTTCAATTACCATTTTTCAAATTAAATTCTTTCAAATTTTTACCCCTTTTTCATAATAAAGATGGAAATTATAATTTGAAAGGCAACGTTTTTATTAGCATTTTGTTTGGTATTTCTTTTTATTCTTTTCAAAAAATTTTATTGATTTTAAATAAATAAATTATATTTTTTCTATATTTATTTTCATATTTTCAGCTAAATCTTTTATTAATACATCATTTTTGTAATCATTTATATATTTTATATTTTTTATACCAGATGACATCATTAATTTCATACAATTATAACATGGATAATGTGTTATATATGACGTACAATCATTTGAACTTACACCTCTTTTTGCACAATCTGTTATTGCATTTTGTTCAGCATGTATTGTTGCTATATTATGTTTATTTCCATTTTTATCTTCTTGTATTATTTTCTTATGTTCACATCCCGCTATATAACCATTATAACCATGTGCTATTATTCTGTTATCTTTTACAAATATACATCCTACATTTAATCTATCACATGATGATCTTAACGCTGTTATTTCAACTATATTCTTGAAATATTCATCCCAAGTTGGCCTTATTATTGACATTATATTTAATCAAATAATAATTTTAAGTTTTTTTAAAATTATTATTTTATGTATATATAAAATAAATTATATTTAGTTACTACTATTTACCATTGATCCTAACTTTATGATGGCGTTTCTAATATTGGAAAATCAGTTACTTCCGTTGCATCACGCGCCCAATGCAATAAAGAATCTAATGTTGTGTTAACATTAGAATCCAAAAAGTTTCTTTTTGTTTTTTTAACAAATTGTACTAAACTTAACGATGGATCATACGTTTTTCCATCATATAATGTATTACTTACATCTACATTTGATACATCTCCTATTAAATTTATAAAATTTCTAGACGCATTAGCCTCATAATTAATATTTGTACTAGCATCCGTAAAACTGGCACTCATATCATAGATAGGATTAACCATTAAAAACTGATTAGAACTCATTTTATTATATATATATACAAAATATTATATATATAATATTTTGTATATGTTTTTCAAATAATTAATATAAACAGATCTAAATCTTGGTTATATTATTAAATTAGCTTTGATATATATAACTTAACTAGGACAGTTATGTAATTTAAAAAACCTGTACTATGAGACCAATCATCATTAGTAGTAATACTTGTTGATCATGTAAAATAGATATTAGCTAGTTGATGTCATTCGTTTACTGTAACTTTTCTAACTACTGTTATTGCATTATTTCCTACTAAATCAGTTACATTATAACTTATATCATATGTTCCTACTGTTGTTGTATCTACATTACCCGTTATAACAACTCTATTTGTTATAATACCATCTATATTATCTAATGCACTACACCCTTGTTCATTGTAACTACCATGTACAACCAATGCTATTACTGAATCGCCTAATAATGTTATAACCGGTATTTCTAAATCTCGTTCATATATTGTTGTAGAAAAATTATCTAATTTATTTTGTCCCCATAGTAATAAACTATGCAAATCATGATTTAAACTTAAATCTAAAAAGTTTCTTTTTGCGCCAGCTATATATTCTTCTAATGTAGACTCATTATAATGAGATAAGTTTACCAGTAATCTATCATTATTACTTATATCGCCTGTAAAATTAACATAATTTCTTGAAACATCCGCCGGATATGTTATATTACTAGATATATCTGTATATTCTTCAATATTATCATATAATGGATTAATCATAATAAGTTTATTAGCAGCATAATTAGAACTGTATACTTTAATAGTATCTCCCATTTATATATATATATATATATATATATTATATTTTATATATACAAAATATATTATACATATATTATATTTTGTATAAGTTATTAAATGATTGATGTAGATATTTTTATAAACAACATTCATAAAAGGTATCTATTAAATGATTCAAATTTAATTCGAATTTATTAACAAATGGTATATTATTAACATATTCTTTTACAAATAATTTTTCATTATCATATAAATCATTAAAAGATATATCGTTATAAGAGGAGTCACCGTTACATGATAAATCATCATTATATAATTTAATTTCATTTATTTCAAAATTCGGATCATCATTATCGTTATCATAATGATTAATTACTAAATTATATAATTGATTTCTTATATAATCTCTATCTATTCTATTTTTTTCTGATAAATAATCTTCATTTAAACATTCATCCTTATCTTCTTCAGGTTCTACAGGTTCTTCAGGTTCTTCAGGTTCTTCAGGTTCTTCAGGTTCTTCAGGTTCTTCAGGTTCTTCAGGTTCTTCAGGTTCTATATTTTCATCTAATTCAGAATTAGTAATATATATGTATAATGGAAAATTAAATAACATGAAAAATGTTAAAAATAATAATATAGTAGGAATCCAACTCAATATCTGTAAACCAAGATTACAAAATACTAATGTTATTAAAGAAAATATAATTAATAATGTTATCTTAATTAATATATTATATGATTTACTTTTATTCGTATTATTAACAACCTGTAAATATTTATAATTTCTTTTATCAAATGAATTTTCTACATTAGAAAATATATCATACAATAAATATATTGTAACAAAAATTATATTTATTATAATTATATTTATACAAAATTTATTCATATATATAAATTACAAACATAATATTTTTATTTCATTTAATACATTTTCTAATTGATTTATTTTTTCTAATATAGTAGTATTATTATTATTATTTTTATTATTATTATTATTATCATTATCATTATTATCATTTGATGATTTATTTTGTAATATTTCAATATATTTGTCTTTTTCTTTATGTGCTGTTATTAATTCTTTAACATGGTCTTGTTGTTTTTTAAGTATTTCAACTATTTGTTCATTATTTAATTCAATATGTTGACCATCTTGATTTAAAACAATTTTACCACCATTATTATTTTCCATCATTTTTTTGCGTTCTTCTTCTATTTCTTTTATTTGTTTCAAAACATCTGGTTTATTAACAGGATCACCGGGTTCATACTTTTCTAATAACCCTTCTATTTTATTCATATAAAAATCTCTCATATCATCATCTTTTACAAATTCTTCAACTGTTTTATTAGATACTTTTTGAAATTTATTTTCTCCATTTTCTAATAATTTTTTCTTATCAAATGTATTATGTATATGAGAAAATACTAATATTGTTTTTTTTGGTTCTAACTGAACAAATGGAACCGTATAATTTTTTAAAAATTCTTTTTCTTCTGCTAATGAAGCATTATTATTATAACTATGATCATTCAATAATTCTTTTTTAAAAGCAAAAGTTCCGGCGGTTGCGTGTTTAGGTCCATAAGGACCAAATTGATACATTTTTTGTATATGTTTAAACCATATATATATTTCACTTGCGCCGGCACATAGTGCAGATGGATGACTTAACAACATATTAACAGCATGTGATACTCGTTCAGGCGGATAATAATCATCATCATCCATATAAACAATAATATCTCCAGATGATTTCTCATGCATTATATTTCTTTTTTTACCAAGTGGCATTTTTTCATCATATTTAAAATATTTGACTTGTTCAATATCTTTAACCAAATCCTCTATTGGATCACTGCCATCATCAATAATAATCCATTCAATCTTATCTTTTGGATAATCCTGATGATTAAAACATTTAATAGTATATTCAAAAAAAGGTCTTCTATTAAATGTTGGAGTACATATACTTACCAAAGGCAAATTTTTCTTTGATTTTTGATTTTTAGTCATATTAACATAATAAATTGTTACTTTTAAATCTTTTACATTTATAAATTATTATTTATAATCTATATTTTATATTTTACAATTTAAAATGTGCAATATACATCGTAAATATCTTATTTGTACATCGGACAAGGGGAACAAGTTTACAAAAATATTTATAAAATCATTATTTTAAATTATTAATCATTAACTAAATTATAAATTATTATTAATGCTAAAATCGCAGACATTGTGCTCACAACTGTTGTAGTGTTCTCGCCAAATATTTGTTTGTCAGAAATATTTATAATTACAGCAGTGCATAACATATATGTTAATATTTTGTATCTATTTCTCATTATTCTAAAAATGAAATGTCCGCCTTTTGTGAAAGGAACAATTAAAAATATATACAATAATCGTAATACTATAAATAATAACGTTATTAACATAACAACTGGTAACACAAAACCTGTCAAAAATAAAACAAAACAAACACATGTTAAATATAGTAACTTTTTAAATAATAAAATGAATTCAGATAAATCAATAAAATCTAGTGAAAAAACATTTAAAGTGTTAATTCTGTTATTTAATTCATTGGTTTGAACGGGCTCGAACTCCTTAATGTTTTGACTGATACGGGATGGTCTATAAGCCATAAAACCTAATGGACCGAATACAATAAGACTTAATAACCTCATAATGAATTGGAAGCGCACAGCCAACTCCGGCGCTATCCACTCGAGAAATCCTTTAAACACTATGCTTTCTTTAAACGTTGAGTCGCGACAATATATCAAATATGAATATAAATAGTTATTTAATTTTATATACGTAATAAAACTTAATAAAATTGCAATTATTATGCTAAATTCTTTTTTTTTCCCAGTGGTTTCTACAAGCATAAAAAGCATTGTTAATATAAATAATGCTACTAAAATAGTTAATATAGAAATTGTTGAACTTTCACTAGTTAAAAATTTTTTTAATGGTGAATATTTCCCATTGCCTTCTCTATTTACCTCTTTATTTATTCTATAATTGTCAAACTCTTGTTTTTGTTCTTTTGTCAAGTTAGTGTAATCAAATGGATATAATATTAACTTATACCATTTTGCCATTTCAGTATTAGCTGTAATTTCATCATCGACTGACCCACTTCCTGGCGTATATAGGCTTTTTACACTAAAAATTATAATACCACTTAATATTAATAATACTAATATAAAAAATTTCTCTAGTGTATTTAATTTATGAAAGCCTTCAAAAATTACGCGACCATCGGGATGTCTTGGTTGAATTATAGATATCGCGATTAAAATAAATGTTGTCCATGCACATACAGTTCCTAATAAACATAAAATACCATCCCTAATACCCTTTGAATTCTTTATAGGAACAATAAAAATATACATATAATGAATAATAGTTATAATTGAATATGTAATATATAAAATTATAGAACATGCTAAAGATACTAATATCAAAATTGATATTAATGGTATAGATAATGGCAATAACACAAATATTATAGATGATAAAAAATTAGATCTACTAATATATTTATTATAAATAGTAGATAATGAACCAATACACTTATTAAATATGTATCTTAATGGTATCAATAAACACAATATTAATATAACAATTGTCCTGAAAAAATATTTTATACTTTCACTATCAAAATTTTTTTCGCCATAATCAATAATATTATATGGAAAGGGGCGGTCATTGTTATGTGTGGTCCACGCATCTTCGCGTATACATATAGTTTTATCATCGTTACTTAATATTGGATACACTAATGTTCGTACATTTGTATTCCCGCCACTTTGGGTTATTGCACGTTGACAACGTTGATACGGGAAATTTGTCAATCTATATCTAAAAAAATAATCTATTAATGATATGTTAACTTTATTATTATCACCTATATTTTTACATGTATTTGTTACATATATACATTCTACTCCGTTACCATATTTTAACCAAAATTCTAAACAACACGATATAAACGCATGTATTAAAATAGCTACTAAATATGATATAATAATAACAATAAGATTATTGTTTAAAAGAACATCTGTTATATTTTTTCTAATTGGAGATGTATTACAAATAGGTATTTCTACATCTATTAGAAAATGATAATAATCCATAGTATCACCAGTAGCATGCTTTAATTTTACAACAAATTCATCGTTATTTATTTTTGTATATAGATCTATGGCTGGATCTTTTTCTAATAATATACCGTGTTCATCTATAACATCATCCTGGTCACCATCTGTTTCGCTTGACCTGTATGTATCTTTATCAAAATATATAGAATTAATAATCATTTTTTTGTAAGTAAATTTTGTTTTAGTATCGTTGGTTTTTGGTACATTTTTATATAAGGCATTTATTTTTTTTTGAATAAAGTTTTGCATCTCTTTACGTAATTTACGTATTTCAGTCATATTTGCTTTTGGAACAATATATAGTGGATTCAATAATTCATCATAGTTGCTCGACATGCTATTTTTATCCTGCTTAAATTGATGATCACGAAGTGTACCATCACTTTTTTTGGTTTCTATAAAATTATCAAAGGCACCGGTTCTAGCATTTTCATGATTAATTGTATTTATAAATTCTTTATAAATTTCATGATCTATAATATTATTTATTCCGTCTATAAAATTAACACCAGTAAGACTAGATACATTAATGCAATCTTTTATAAAAGGTGTAGCGCTAATTTGCATTTTTAAATCTTCATAAGTTATATTATCATTAATTTTGATAGGGAGCTTTGTTATAAAATCCTTCTTGTCTTCAGTTTTATCATCATCAAACATGTCAATAATACTGTCGTTGTCAGTAATACCAACCTTATCAGGATTTAATAATTTTAATCTGGCGGGTAATGTAATATTGTATACAGTTTCTGTATCACTCTCATCAGCAATTTCAATAAATGGAAAAATGCAATAACATCCATTAATTTCATCTAATATATTATTACATTCTATTAAGCTATGTTTTTTCCATTCTTTATATTTGTGTGTTAATATTACAGATGCTATTATAGAATCTATAAAAAGTATTTTTTCATTTCTAGATGCTTCTTTCCATTCCGTTTTTAGCGGTTCCTTAGTATCATCCACATTATTTAATCTAATATATGCAGCGCTTATATCATATGATGAATTCAAGTTTAATTCAGTAGATGTATCGATGATGTCACCTTTTAATCTTATTTTGAAATATTTTTTATAATCAATTTCATTGTTTGAATTTCTAATCATATATTTATCTTGTTTTAGTATACAATTTTTTATATTATTACTATCACTCTCATCAGCAATTTGTTCCTTATAAATTGGTTTATTAATGTTATTTAAATCAATATCAGAATCTGTTCCTGGCATTAATATATACTTTATTAAAATAATATAATAATATATTTTTTGATATTGAAAAAAACATATAAAAAATAATTTAAATATTATTTTTTATTAATTTTTATAATATGGATAACAATAAATTTTATAGTAAAGAAAAATATTATGATTTTAAAGATGTATTAATTTTACCATGTAATTCTAATATAAATTCAAGAAATTTAGTAAATTTAACTATTACAAAAAATTTTAACAATAATGACGTATATAATGGTATTCCTATAATGGCTTCTAATATGACAACAACTGGAACATTTGAAATATATAATGTTCTAAATAAACATAATATGATTACTGTATTTAATAAATTTTATAAATTAACTGATTATTTAAATTTCAAAAAAAAATTTAATATAGATTTAAATCCAGAATTATTCATGATTTCGACAGGTATATCTGATAATGATTATACTAATTTAGTCGAAATATTAGATAATATTAACTGTAAATATATATGTATAGACATTGCTAATGGTTATATAAATAATTTCTATGATTTTTGTAAAAGAATCAGACAAAAATATTCAAACAAAATTATTTGTGCTGGAAATGTATGCACCAGCGAAGGTGTTAAAGCTCTAATAGATATAGGTATTGATATTATTAAAATAGGTATAGGTTCGGGTGCTGCGTGTACAACAAGAATAAAAACAGGTATTGGTGTGCCTCAATTATCTTGTATATTAGAATGTTCAGACTATGCTAAAAAGTATTCAGTAAATAATAAAAAATTTTATATTTTAAGCGATGGAGGCATAACGTGTCCTGGAGATCTAGCAAAAGCTTTTGTTGCCGGTGCAGATTTTGTAATGATAGGTGGTAGTTTTGCTGGTCATGATGAAAATCCAGGAGATATAGTTGAAATAAATAATGAAAAATACAAAACTTTTTATGGTATGAGTTCTGAGTACGCAATTAAAAATCATTATGAAACAAACAATACATTAAATTACAGATCATCTGAAGGTAGATATTTAAAAATAAAGTACAAAGGCAAATTAATAAATACATTAAACGATTATTTAGGAGGATTAAGAAGCACTTGTTCATATACCAATTCATCCGATTTAAATAATTTATATAAAAATGGAAAATTTATATTAGTAAACAATCAATATAATGATAGTTTAATCAAATAAAATAAATAAAATAAATAAAATAAATAAAATAAATAAAATAAATAAAATAAATAAAATAAATAAAATAAATAAAATAAATAAAATAAATAAAAATATATAAAATAAATATTATCTGTTAAATTATATTTATTTTATAATAATTTTATATTAAAATATATAAATAAACTATGGCCACCGCTGCCCGCCCCGCCACCCCCGCTCCCGCACCTGCACCCGCACCCGCACCCGTCCCCGCGCCCGCACCCGCTCCCGCCGCAACCGCCGCCGCCAGAGGAGCCACCGGAGGAGGAGCCCTTAGAGCAATTTATAAAAAAATATTAAGCCATCATGGTAGCTTTATGGACTTACATGAATTTGTAAGAAATACAAGTATAACCGGTGATGCTATTAGAGCCACGCAACCAATCATACGTAATAATAATCTGCTATTCATGTTAAGAATATATATTTTAGTTATCTCAGTGTGTTTTGCAACTGTGAGTGGTATACTAATACATGATGCCTGGTCAACTGATAGTTTACAAGATAGTAATGCATGGCTGCTGAAAGTGTTTGGTGGTATTTTAGTTTATAGTATTTTAAGTTTTATAATCTTCACATGTAGATTTTCAAAACGAGAATAGTACGTGAAATTTCATACTAAACTTTAAAAGTAATCTATTTAATAATTATAAAATTTATTTTATACATAAAATAAATTTTATATATATAATATAAATTATATATATAAAATAAATTATATGTATAAAATAAATTATATGAAAAATATTTTAAAAAATTTAAAATATGTATATAAAATATTATTTTTGATAATATTATTTTTAGTATTTATGTTTTTTTGTATTTACAAATTGAATAATACCAAATCATTAAAAGAATTTTATGAAAATATGGTAGACAATTGTAATTCTTGTAGTGCTAAACCGTATTCTGGTAATTGCAAACCGATATATGATATAAGTTTTAATAAAAATACATTAAAATCTCCCGAAAATAGAGATATATATGATATAAGTTTAATAGATATAAGTTTGGTATTTTGTCAATGGGAATCTATAGGAAATAGTTGTATGTTAGACAAAGATAATAATTTTGTGAAAAATTATAAAGATTATCTTTGTTGTAATGAAAGTATATATACAAATAATTTAAAAAATATAAATAATCAATTAGGATTAGAAAGTAATTGTGGTAACTTAAATCGTTATCAAGTTGATTTGACATCATTTTTTGATAAAAATACAGTAAATAAAATGTGTAAAGATCAAACTGTAATACATAATAAAAATGTACATGATAATACTATTTTACAAGTAAAAAATGATATAAGTGGTGCAGTTTTTTATAAATATAGTATAGATTTAAGTTCAATATTTTTAGATGAATCATTAACTAAAAGAGAATTATTAGATTATTTGAATGTATATGAAATAAAATATATAAAAACTTACCAACCAGTTAATGATATACCAGATGGAATTACTCAGCATAGTGCTATAATGAATGAATATGAAACAAACGAAGAAACAAGACGAGAATTTAAAACAATTACAGATATTAGTATAAATATAATAAAAAATTATTTAAAAAATTTAGATGATAATGATCCTTTGTATGATGATTATTATTATAATATAAAGTATGATTTATTAAATATGATAAGTGTAAGTAATGTTTCATATTATACTATAAAATATGTACCATTTACAAAAAATCAAGTAAGTGATTATATAACAAATTATAAAAAAAATAGTAATTATGTTCCTCCAATATATGCTAGAAATAGAACATTACTAGCAGATGAATATATGGATTGTAGTGGTGATATTCATGAAACACAAGATTTATATACTGAAAATTTGTATTTTGATGATTTAACAAAACCTGATAATCCATATGATTTAAATATAATAGATAATAGTAATTATTTTTTTACACGAATTGGTAAAACAGATAATTATGATGATATATCATGGGGATCTTATAAAAATACACAAGACACTCCTCTAGTTGATAGAGAAATGGAAAATATTTATATTGATTCATTAAATAATAATTTATATAATAATATAGACGATAATAATAAAGTATCGGTGAATGTAATAAATACATATTTAAACGCGATAAATAATTTTTATGAAAAAAATATAAATAAAAGATTTTTTGATAATACAGATGATAAATTAACATTTGAAAATAATGAATTAAAAATAAATAGAAATTCATTTTATTCAAATCAAAATATACCAAATGATATTAGTTATAGTTGCTATGACAACCCAACAAGACGGAGTGAATATTGTGGTCCAGAACCATATTATGAAACAAAAATAAATTAAATTAATAATACAGCGATATATTAAATTATAATTTTAATTTATAATAAAACAAATATATATAAAAATAATATCAATAAAATATAATATATAATGAATTTATTAAAAGATAATTGGACATTATATATTCATCTTCCAACAGATATAAATTGGGCATTAAATAGTTATAAGAAAATAACAACATTTAATAAATTAGAAGATTCAATAGTGTTGTTAGAATATATGAATGATGAATTGGTAACAAAATGTATGTTATTTATTATGAAAAATGATGTAAAACCAATATGGGAAGATTCTAATAATTCACAAGGTGGATGTTTCTCTTATAAAATATCAAACGATATAGTTCATTCAGTGTGGAAAAAATTATGTTATTTATTAATTGGAAATACATTAATAGACGATATAGAAATATTATATAATATAAACGGAATTTCTATAAGTCCTAAAAAAAATTTCTGTATTATCAAATTATGGTTAAACGATGTGGAACATATGAAAAATAATAAAATATTTTCAAATTTATTGAAAGAAGAAGAAGAAGAAAAAGAACAAGAAGAAGAAGATGAGAATAATATACAAGATCCTTTTAAAATTCATGAATTATGTGATATTGATAAGCAGTTATGTATATTTAAACAACATAAATTGTTATATTAAATTTTCTGATTCAATATATTAGGTAAATATATAAACAAAAAATTATAACTAATCAAAATATCATATGGTTTGATATTATTAGTTTTATTATTATTTTTTATATCTTCATATCCTAATTTTATAACATTACAATAATATATAGCTTTTTTAAAATCATTAATTAAGTTATTATTGTAATTCAAGTTATTAATTTTTATTTTTAAAATTTTATCTAATTCTTCAATTTTGTATTCTGAAATATTATTTAATAAATTCAATTTATAATTCATGTTAATTCTACATATAGGACAATTATCTGCTTTTATTAACCAATTATATAAGCAGTGATCATGCATCAAATGATTATTAATACATTTATATTTACATGCATTAGATATTAAATCTAATTCACAGCATATTGCGCATCTATAAGAATTTTTATAAAAATTCATAATTTTATCTTTATTTTTTGAAATATTTTTGTTTATTAATATAATTTGTTTATCATAATTCATATAATATAATTATTTATATATATATATAATTATATATAAATAATTACAACAATTTTATATATTTTTTTAGGTAGATGGTAAAGGAGCGAGACATAATTTAATCTCTCCTAAACTAGCAACATTATATTTAACAATTAATGGCATGTTATTTTCCAAATAAATTTCTATTTGGCTACATAAATTTGTACATTTTATAAAATAAATTAAATTTTTTAATGAAAATTCACCTTGTATAATTTTTGTTAATTCTTGCTTTTGAATAAACTGCATAGATCCGGACATCTCTGTCCTTCTAATTTCAGCATTAGCAAATTGTCCACGACATATAAATATAAGTTCATCACATACTGATTTTATCTCTAATTTTTCTGATATATTTGCCATATCTCTAATAATTTTTTGAAAATCTACTGATGGCATATTAATTATTGATGAATAATTTACATTTGGAATATCGTGTTCTTCGTTTTCTGGTTCAATTAATCTTAACTTTTGGGTCTTACATTGTTTTATATCTCCATTTTCAAATCTTAAACCTAATTCTGTTATAACGCCATCATCGTAGTCGTTTTTTTCAATAAAAATTGTTAATGTATCATCATTGTCAACTGAACTAATTAATTTAAATAAATGTAACATATTTACACCTATAATAATTTTATCATACAAACAGTCGTATACTTCAAAATTATCAGCTTTTAAAAATAAATGAACTAATATGGTATGTGATTTGTCCATATTAATAATTTTTATTCCTTGTTTAGTGAAAATAATATTGGTATCTAATAGTATATCCTTTAATGCGCTCATCAAAATACGGAATGGAGCGATTTGAACTGTCTTAATAGTTAATACATTTGAATCATTTACATATGATGACATTATTCAATACTTATGGTTATATTTTACAAAAATCTTTAAATCTTTATTATATTTTTAATATTATTATATTTTAAATATTTTATTTTTACATAAATTAAATACCAGAGTTAACCATACTATTAAACATATGACTATACTTATAAATATTTTTTATATAACTTTATTTATAATAATTATTTTTTAAAATTCTGATTCAAATTCAATTAATATTGGACAGTGATCAGATGACATTATTTCGTCACAAATTTTTAATGATTTCACTATTTTAACTAGATTATATGTAATTAATATATAATCTAATCTCCATCCATTTGTATTACTTCTTTTTTGTTTCAAAAAGTTAGACCAATAAGTTGAAATTCTTTCAAATTCTTTTGATACTCTAAATATATCTGTTAATTTATTTTCTTTCAAAAAATCATTAAACATCGTAATTTCCATCTGCAAATGTCCAGCTACTTTGTTTAATTTTTGTTTTGAATTAGATACATCTAGTTCTGTCAGAGCTACATTAAAATCACCACACAAAACTAATTCTTTATTTATAGAAGTTTTTAATTCATTTACGTAATTTGAAAAATTATTATTAAAATTTTCTCTATATGAAAATCTATCACTAGTTAAAGATTGCGAATTAGGAACATAAATGTTAATTAAAACAAATTTTTCAAATTCTAATACAATTAGTCGCCCTTCGCTATCAAAACATGGTGTTGGTATAATGTTAATTGGTTCAATTTTAGACCAAATACATGTTCCACTTAATCCTTTTCTTTGTGTAGTTCCATTAGATGAAGCCCAATATCTATAAGGGTAATTATTTTCTATAATTTCATTTAATTTTATTTGATTTGGTTCGCATTTTGTTTCCTGAATACACAAAATATCTATATTTTCATCATACAAAAAATCAAAATTATAACTTTTGATTCTAGCACGGAGCCCTGCAACATTCCATGAAGCAATTTTCATATATTATAATAGAATAATTATATATTAATCAAGATATAATTATTAAACAATATCAATTTTATATAAAAATATCATTATAAATTATTTACTTTAAGACGCAATATATCTATTTCTTTTGATAAATTTTCTATCAATTTGTTTTGATTATTTATTATTTCAAAAATATCATTTAAACTTTGAATTTCATTCACTTTTATTATATTATTCATATTAAATTCTATATTGTTTAATTTACTATTTATTATATTATAACTAATTTCATTTGTTATAATTGATTCTTTTAATCCAGCAATACAATAGTTGAATATATTATTATAATTTAATTTATATGGTTCGGTTTCTGAACCTTTTATTACACTAAAACTTAAATCATTTATTTTTTCTACATCTTGGGCTATTAAACCTATTTCTTTAATATATGGTTCTGTTATTTCGCCAGTATAATCTATGTGTTTGAAAGTATTTGTTTTGTCATATACTATTGGATTTAAACTTTTTATTATATTAAATGTATTTGTTAATTTTTTCTCATTATGTTTCAATCTATCATCACTAAGAATAGGCCCACCCATTATTAATTGTGCATTTCCTGTTATTTCTTGTGTTCCTATAAATATTTTTGTTTGTGCATATAAAATGTTACATGATATATCATTACTACATATATCAATACAAGATATATCCCCATTTATTGATATATCGTTGTTTATGTACAAATTATTAGCACATATATCTAGACATGATATATCGTTGTTTATGTACAAATTATTAGCACATATATCTAGACATGATATATCATTGGTTATGTACAAATTAATCAAACTTAAATCTCCATTTATAGAAATATCATTGTATAATGTAAATAGACCAGTTGACCCCCCTAGTTTGTATTCTAAACCACTATAATTTGTTACTATTTTATCAGAATTACTAAAATCAATATATTTACTATGTGAAATATCTATTTTTTGATTACGTCCATCTATAATTAAATTTTTTATTCTTATTTTATTGTTATTTCCAACAAGTTCAGATTTTGAAATATCTAAATCATAATCTGGATCTTGTGTTCCTATACCTATTCTATTATTTTCAGTATCTATAACAACAACGTTATTATTATTTACTTCATAATTATCGCCTAATAAATTAACAGCTGAAATAAATTCATTAAAATTAGAACCAGACATTTAAATTATATATAATATATATTTTAAATGTTTGATTATTGCATAAAAAAAATAAATGTTTATTTATTTTCCAAAGCGTCTATTCTGTTTAATAAATTATTATAATCTTGTAATGATATAATTTCTTTTTGCCAAAATGTTTCAAAAATATTCATTTGTTCAATATTATTATAATCATCTTCATTTTTACTATTTAATATTGTAATATCATTAAAATTTAAATCTTCTTTTCTTAAAAATACTTCAAAATTTTCAACAGCTGGTAAATTATTTATAGTAGTATTGTTGAACAATCTATAAATATTATTTTGATACAATACAATATTATCTAAATTATAACATTCATACAAGGTTTGATTAGTTATATTATTATATCTTATTTCTTTTAATGATGTTTCATTAAATTTATTATTTATTAAAATATTATTTTGATAATCTGTTAATGGATTTTTGAATTTTATACCAAAACCTTTTATACCTCGTTTTGTTAAATCTTCTTGAATATTAAATATATCATATATAAATTCCAATTTATTATATTCGTCTAATCTATGTGAAGAAGCATATTGTATATCTTCATTATCATATATTGATATAGAAGTATTCAAATTTATATTATTTTTAAAATCTAAATTATTATAAATTTTATTTGACGAATTATAAATAGTTACAATAGTTGTCCATTTATTTTTTGGTATAGGTAATGCTTTCATATCATTACTTAAAATTATTATTTGATTAATGTTTGTAAATGGTAATATTATCAAATCTTTAAAATCTTCTTCTAGAACACAATTTTCTATATTTATGTTTTCATTTAAATATATTCTAAATGAATTAGTAAAAATATTATCATTTATATCATATTTTTTATATTGTGTTATTTCGAATTCATTATTACTATTATAATATATTTCTACTTTACCTTCGTGATATCTGATACCTATATTTTTTGGTATATTTTCTGTCACTATAATATCTTTTGCATAATTATATATTAAATTATTATGTAAATGATTGTTACTTGGTAATTTAATTAATACATCATCGTCTTTTACATCTACTATTATTTTATTAATACTATTGTTATTATAATATTTATTTGTATCATTATCTAAATATGTCTCTCTTCCTTTTATTTTTAAGATTTCATTATTATCACATATATTCTTTGGTAATTTCAAACTGTAACTATTATTGAAATTGTTTGATGGTCCTAATAATGATATAGAATTTTTATTGTTATCAGAATTAAATTTCAATTCTGATTTTGTTTTATTATTGTTTAATTCTATTTGATTCAAATTTATAGACTTTTTCCATGATGTTTTGTAATTTTTTATTATTTCCATAAAATTATTTGAATTATTTGTTTCTATTATTATTGGATCTATAAATAAATTATTTTGCTCTCTTATATATAGTGAAAATTTTTCAATACTAGGCAAATTATATACATTTTTCATAAATAAATTATACGATTTATCTTTTAATAATGGTCTGTCTTCTAACTGTCCACACGTATATTCCATGTAATTTGAATCTTTTATCATTTCTATTTTCGTATTCTCTAATTTATTATTTATTAAATAATAATGTTGCATACTATTCAATGGTTTATCAAATTTTACTACTAAATTACCACATCCATTTTTTGATAAATAATATAAATCATCCGGTAATTCTTTTGGAACAATAATTATAATTTGATTGTCTGCTGAATATAATCTTATCTTTTTTTCATTATGATTATAAATATTAAAATCATAATTTTCAATATTATCTAATTTGTCTATCACTAATAACTCATTGTCTAATGTATCTTTTTCAGAACTTGTTATTTCTATTTGATTTTTTTTATTTGTTAACAAATTCAATTTTGAATTTACTAATAAATTACTAAATGCCGCTTTTGTTGCATCTACGCTATCATCCAAATCATAACCTATTATTGAATTATGAAATCTTCCACCTACAATGTTTCTCGATATATCATTCAATATTCTTTCAATATTCAAATCGCCATTTATTAATCCTGTTGTTCTATTTATATTTATATCTAATGCATTTACAAATAAAGTTCCATTTACATTTATATCATTAAAATTTATATTTGAACTTGTTACATTTTCTATATTTATATTACTTATATCAGCGTCTTCTATACTTATTTTTTGTGCCTCTATACTATTTGTTATTATATGATTATTATAGGTTATCCCTTTTACATTTAAATCATTATTTATTGTTACTAAATCATTATTTATATTATATATATTAACATTACTAATATCAGCTTTCTCTATATTTGATTCTTTTGATTCTAATAAATTATTTATTATTTTATCATTATATATTGTTTTATTTGTACTTATATCCTCATAAAATGTACAAGCACTATTTATGTTATACAAATTTACATCACTTATATCTGCCTTTTTTATATTTGATTCTTTTGATTCTAATAAATTATTTATTATTATATTATTGTGTATTGTTTTATTTGTACTTATATCCTCATAAAATGTACAAGCGCTATTTATATTATATAAATTTATATCACTTATATCTGCTTCTTTTATATATGAATTTGTATTATATAATTCTCTATTTATTAATATTTCATTACTTAATGTATTATATATTATTACATTGTTTGTGTTAAATACTATTTCGTTATTTGATATTTCATTTATTGTTGCTACATCATTTTTTATAAAATCTATTTCACCACTTGTTGATGTTATATAACTAAAAATATTATTACTTGCTGTATATATTATTTTTTGTTCAGTTGGTGTATATGAAAAATCTATAAAAGTATAACATACATCAAATGTTCCTGCTAATATTTTATCTATTCTTATATGATTAAATAATACATCATTTATTGTTGCCCTTCTTTTTACATGTAAATCTTTTTCCATTTCTACATTTTCCAAAAATTTACTTGTATCATTAGTATTTGTTTTAAATATTATTCCTCCACTAACAGAATGAAATGTCATACTTTTTAATTGTTTATTTTCATTTAAATATTTTTGGTATGTTATTGGTTCTCCTGTTATAACTGAATTCATCTTTAAATTATATGATTCTAAATCATGTTTAAAATAACTACCAGTAACTTTCCATGGTCTTTCTTCTCTATTAAAATTCAAAAATGTTATATCATTTATATCCGATATTGTTTTTCTAGATGGACCTGACATCAATTATAATATAAAAATATAATATTTTTATCTATATATTATATTTTTATAATTCACATTAATTTGATTAAATTGATTTATTCAGTTTATATAAATCATAATGATCTGGTGTAGCTTGAGTTAGAGTTAAATCTATTGAATCATTTAAATTATTATGAATGTCTTTTACTAATCTAAATAATAGATCTATTGATTCATATACATTATAACTTATATCAGTACCACCTACCGCTTGTTTATTTATATGTATATCTATATCAGATGTTGTTCCGCGTATATCAATTGTATATGATGGATCAACCGTTCCTATACCTATTCTATTTGAACTTAAATCAAAACAAATACTATTATTTACATCTATATTACTTAAAGCTGTATTTACAGAATTTTTGGGTAAATTAAAATCTGCAATATTTGTTAATAATTTATTAACATCCATATTTATTATTTAAATATAATATTTTATATAATTTTTTTTATAAAATATTATATTTATTATTTATTATTTATCTTCTTCTTCTTGTTTTTTTTGATTTAGTTTTTTTACCTTCTTTTTTACCAGTAATAATTTTATATTTAGCTACTATCAATCCATACTTATTTTTCATTAAATCTTCTTTTTTCAACGCAAATTTACTATCATTTGTTTTGTATGCAGTTCCATGCATAACTTGTGCTCGACTACCATACAAAAATTTATATTTTTTACCTTTTATATGATATTTACCATCCTTTAATTTCATAGTTTTTTTTACCATATTTTATATATATATATTTTATTATTTATTTATCTTCTTCTTGTTTTTTTTGATTTGGTTTTTTTAACTTCTTTTTTTACATAACCAAATTGACCTTTTTTAGTAAAATAACCATATTGTTCTAATCTTTTGTCTTTTTTAGCAGTATTATGTTTTTTTCTAGATACTATTTTTCCACTCTTATTTTTCAATAAATCTTCTTTTTTTAATGCATCTTTTCCTCCATTTGTTTTGTATGCCGTTCTATGCATAACTTGTGCTCTACTACCCACCAAAAATTCATATGTTTTACCTTTTATATGATATTTACCATCTTTTGATTTCATTGTTTTTTTTACCATAATTTATATATAATATATACATATATATTATTATTTACTAAATATATATTTTTTTTTGTTTGTATTATTATCTTTATAATATAAGTTCATTATATTATAATGTCATCTATTAATAAATTAATAGCTAATGTTAAAAAAACTTCTTCTTTAACCTCTTCATTTATAAATAATGATTCTTCATATATATGTATTGATACTAGCACTAATAGAATTGGTTTTAATACACAATATCCTAGTTATTCTATACATGTCAAAAAAAATAATGGTATCATATGTGTTAGTAATATTTTATTATCTAATTTAACTTGTGATAATAGTGGTTCTATAAGAGATCTTTCATGTAGAAATTTTGATGTTTCTTTTTTAAAAGTTGATTCTAGTTTCATACTAACTGCAACTGAATGCACTATTTCTTGTGATTTTATTGATTTTTGTAACTCAATATTAGTAGTATCTGAATTATCTGTTAACAATGAATTATCTGTCGATAGATTAAAATATAAAACTTTGGAGAAAATAACTGTTGATGGTGTTACTGATGTTACCGATAATTTTGACAAAGTTGAAATTAATGATTGTTCTATTAACAAAAATTTAGATATTAGTGGAACATTTACTTTTCATATGCAAAGTGATAATACTACACTTTCTAACTTCAATTGTTTTAACGCTGACACTTGTTTCAATCATATAAAAACACAAAATATTACTTGTGATTATGAAATATCTTGTAATGATATATGTTGTAATGATTTATCTAGTATTAATTTATATGTCTCTAATATTGTTGCACACCAAGCTGTATTGGAGAGATTTGTAGTAACCCGTGATATATCATGTAGAGATATATCTTGTATTGAATTATCATGTAATGATATATGTTGTAATGATTTGTCTACGAATAAATTATTTACACTTGATATATCTTGTAATAATATAATAACAACTGACACATTAATAATTAAAAATAGTTTAGATGCTATTGGTGAGAATATTACAATAAGAGGTGTACAATTAGAAAATTGTGAAATACTTAACAAATTATCAGGTATGCCAAATAGTATAATTGATATTAGTAGATCTCAACTGATAATACCTGATATACCTGATATATTGTATGTCAATGTCAATGATTTAAGAACTGGTTCAATTTACTTTGATTCAAGTTTACAATCTATTAAAGTTATACATAACTATGATGTAATATCTGATGTAATATCTGATGAATCATATAATATATTTTATAATAAAAAATTTGTTAATGTTGAATTAAGTTATAATAATATGTTACCTAATAATGTTGGTGTTATTAATAATAGAACTGCTTATCAAGCTAAAATAGATCGTAGTTATACTGATTTTAATCAATTTAACCCCATTAGGGAACTATATGTAAATTTTATATCTACTAATACTAATACTAATACTAATATTAGTTATTTAAATATACCATTAGATATATCATATAATAAGGCAAATGTAAATAATATAAAATTTTATGATATTAGTGATGCATTTATACATGCAAACACACTAGTTAATAGAATACAAATTAAATATGAAGATTTTATAGATGATACTATAACATTAACTAGCAATCAACAATTATTTACACATAAAAATATATTTTTTAATATAAATGCTTATGTTACATTAAAATATTTTAATCAATATCCTAATGATGTTGAAGTTATTAGTTACGATTTTGAAATGATGAATACTACGGGTGCAATTGAAGGTGATATATTAACAAAATCAAAAAATACTATTATTTCTTTTGATAACTCATATAATTATTCTACATCAAATTTAAATTATGTTGGAAAACTAAAAAATGGAACACTTGTTGGTGATATCAATAGTTATATATATTTTAGAATCAAAACTGAAAATAATAAAGATATTAGCAACTTATTATTATATGATTTTAATTGTTCTGTTGTTCAAATATAATTATATTATTTAATTTATAATTACAATTCAAATTAAATAATATATTTAATTTAATTATTTTGATTTTTTTTTTGATAGTGTTTTATTAATGATGTTTGTTTGCTATTTCTAGAACTTGATGAACCTAATTTATAATTATGTAAAGTTCTATCATATAATCCTTTACAATCACTTGGGCAAGGTTTTACTTTACTTTCATCTTCTTCTATAATTATATTTACTATAATATCTCTGAATAATATTATTTCATTCAAATTAGAATCTATTACACTGTATTTTATAAAATTTTCATATCTTCGTATTTCTCTATTTTCTATATTATTTATTATTTTACTCAAATAATTATCGTATGTAGAATTAGGGTATTTAGTATCCATATAATTTATTATATATTCCATATTCAAATTTGCATCAATTAATATATTGTCTATTGGTTCATAAATTCTTCTATATTCGTCTGTTAATACACTCACATTACTTGATGTTAAATCATAAAATTTATATATATTTGTATCTAAATCATAATTTAATGATTTTAAATTAACAATATCACTTAATATTTCAAATCTAATATCTGGCGAATTTATATTTAATGGTATATTATCAAAATTTGTTACAAAATTATTATTATAATAAATTCGTGGACCATTTATCGCTTCATAAATTTTTATATTTTTATTATATTTTCTTATATTGTTTAATTTATCTTTCACAATAAATAATATATCAACATATCCATATAGTAAGTCTATTGTATTATCATAATTATTAAAATTTGAAAAATTAAAAAAACTATCTAACGATATATCTATTATATAAGTATTTAATACGCTTTCACTATAAAATTGTTCTATATTTGCAGCATCGTTATTATCGTATATTTTTTCATTATGTATATACATGTATGCTTTATTATCATATACTGAATATTTAATATCACCCTCTTCGATATCTTTTATATTTTTTACAAAATTTAATAAATTTAATTTTAATCTTTTGTCTTTTAAGTCTGTTGATGTAAATTTATTATAATGATATATAACCACCTCATAATCGTTATTAAAATTTATACGAGGTGGTGTTATATCTGGTATTGTTAAATCTAACAAATATTTATCAATATACAAATTTTTGTTATAATAATCTTCATAATTTACATCTATATTTATCATTATACTATTTGATTCTATTGATCTTAATAATAATATTGACCCTTTTAATGTTATATCACCTATTAAATGATTTATATCGGGAATATTTTCTATACCTACATGAGTTCCAAATAACATATCTTTTGTTAAATCATATTTTTTCTTGAAAATTTTATATGTTAAAGTATATAATCTACTTATAGTATTTATATTTATTGTTGAATCTGTTTCTATGTTTATAATATTTGCAAAATCTGATTGTGTTATTAAATAATTTGATAAAATTCTTTCCGCTATTGGTTTAACAAATGATGTTTTTAATATTGTTGATAAACTTACATCATTCATCTCATTATTTTGATTAGTTAATATCTTTTGATTAGCAAATTGAGTTTTTACATATGATATATCTAAATGAGAAAAATTGGTATACCATTTTAAATATTCACTATTATTGTAACTTGCCTTTGTATTTAGATTAGTTGATAATTCATTTATTTTGTTACTATTGTTATAACATATATCGTACATTTCAAATATTTCTTTAGCATAATTAACATCATATAATTCTTGTACAATTTCTTCATATATTGACATTTCTTGGGCTAACAATTTGAAATTTGTTTTCAAATCATCAAATAATTTTTCAAATGTATTATAATTAAAATAATTATCTAATGACTCTAAATAATCAAATGATAAATCATTCATTATTCTTAAAAATTGAGGATAATTACTATTTACAATATTTTCCGATTGATCTAATGCATAAAAATGTATACTATCTGATAAATCGATGAATAATTTATCAACCTCGATATCTGTTTTAGTGTAAAAATAATATAATTCTTCATCTTCTTCTTCTCTTGGTGTATTAATTGTTGTATCATATAATAAATATGAAAAATCTATTGTTAAATTATCTCTTTCGTATATATTATTTATTATATCATTATATGTAAAATTTTCATTCTTCTTTGGAAACTTCAATCCTGATGCATCTGTTGATATTTCTATTAAGTTTAGTTGAGTTATACTTGCATCTATTAAATTTGCAAATGATAAATCGTTTTTATATACATATATTGCAGATGGATCTGCTTGTGATTTTGGAGGCCATTTTCTAATATTTGGATTATTTGGATTATCAGATTGTCTTTCTTCAAATGTATATTCTATAGGATTGCCTAATATATCTATATAACTAAAATCATAACTTCTTACATCTGCCAGATATAAATTTGATAAATCAATCATAATTATATTACTAATTTCAGTTACTAAATCACCACATATGTCGAAATTATAAGGTAATCTTGTATCAAATCCTGGTTCTTTATTAAGACTAGTATCTGAGAAATTATATTTTAATTCATTATATATACTATAATATTTTGTAGGAGGGTTAGTATTATTATAACTTATTTCATACATTGGATAAACTAATTTGTACAATAATGAATTTATGAATGTATCTTTAGCAATATCTGAATTAATTTCTCTCAATCGTGGTCTAAATATACCTCTTATTTCATCTACATAATTATTAAAACTACTATGCATTTCTTTCAAATTTTCATAATCTTCTCTTCTTTCTAGAATAAAATCAATAGCAATATTACTATCTTTACTTATATATTCATTAAAAAAATCAAAAAATTTATCATAATTAGTTTCTATCAATTTATAGTCAGCTTTCAATTCATCCATTTTTATATAAATTTCATCATCAATAACATTATTCAAATTATCAAATTGAAAATTTTCAAAGTCTGGTATTAATCTAGAAATCAAATCATCATTTTTTATATTATATAAAATATCATTAAATATATTCTTTCTAGCTCTAATATTTTCATAAAATTCATTTAAATTTACTGATTGTATAATATATCTAAGGTCTGATAATACTTCATTTAATCTTTCATGTATATTAAAATATTGTTTATTTATTGTATTGTCTATTTTATTGAACAAAATATTATCTGAACCCCAGTCAGTTCTATATGTTGTTTGTTCATAAAACATACTATTTATTGTTATGTAAATATATTGTACATAATAATTGAAAACTATTAATATACCTCTCAAATCATCTAATATTTTCATATGATCATTTGTAAATATTATTTGTTTTTTGTCTGAAAAATCAAACATATCAAAATTGTTTACATAATTTATTGTACTCAATTTCAAAGTATATTTTAAATTTTTGGGTTTAATATTTTCAGCTTTGTACAAAGGTATTTTGTATATATTTTTTTCAAAATAATTATTCAAATCTAATATAAATGTATAAGTTTCATCATATTTATATATTTCATTATTTATTGTTTCATATATTATTTCTGATGTACTTCCATTTATATTCAAAATATCAAAAATTTTATATGGTTCGTTATTTAAATCATTTGTACTTAGACTATCAATTACATCAAAATTAATACTTAATGTTTCTCTATCTATACTTTCTTCTAGAAAATTATTACTTATAGTATATATTATATTGTTTTTTGAATAATCATAAACATATGATTCTACATTACTATTTTCACTAAAATCAAAATAAAATGATGATGTTAAATCTATTAAATAATTGTTACTATTTCTAATTATCAAACTATCGTCATAGTTTTCTATTTCATCATATATTAAATAATTTGTATGTTTATTATCATTTGTATCATATTTATGAAAAATAAATTTATTACTATCTGGTAATATACCTATATTATGATACAAATTTTTTTGTGTTAGTAAAATTGCCGAATTACTAACATCCTTGTTATTATCATGAAATACTTTATTACTTGATAAAAATACTATATTACTTGTATCTGTTACATCTGCAAATAATTGTGAATCATCATTATTTACTTCTTCTTTATTTAATACATTTCCTTTTAAAAACATTGAAGCATTTTGAAAAATAATACAATTTGAAATATCTTCTTGTGGAGGTATATATTCTATTAAACTTACATCACAATATATATGTATATCAAATTTTTTGTATAATAAATATTCATAAAATTTGTTTATATTTGATGGACTTATTAATTTATCAAAATTATCGTTTAATTTTTTAATATTATTATTATCCATTATTGATTTATCTAATACACTTATTGTTCTATTAGATTCATAAAGTTTTCTTTGTATATCATCTAATTCTACATCATTAAATTTTTTATAATTATCTAAATAATTTAAAATATCTATATACGAATATAATAAAAAATCTATATTATTAGCTGAACTATCAAACCGTAACAAATTATTTAATAATAATTTATTTGTACTTAATATTTTATTTTCCAATAAATTAACATCATAATTTTTGTCATTTATTATCACATTACCTCTCATATCTTCTATTGTATATTTAAAATTTTCGGTTGTATATTTATTTGGTATCTTATTTGATGTTAATGTATTTACATAATCATCAAAATAATTAACATTATTAATTATATTATCTTTTATTAATTCTATTATATTGAAATACAAATTAGTATTTGTATTATTGAATATTTTTTGTGTAATTATATCATTAATATTCTTACTGTTATCATGATATTCAAATGACAATTCAAATGTTTTATTATTATTCAAATAATCTGTATCTAATCTATTATCTTCTGGTATATTAAATAAATAATTATAACATGAATCATGATATTCAAAATTATCCTCATTTGTATCTTTTTTCAATTTTTTCATTTTGTCTTCTACAAATAAATTACTTTTTGAAATATCATTTATAAATACTATTTTTTTTTCATTATTCAAATATAAAATATTGTTCAAAATATTTCCTTGTGTTATACCAATAAAAGATTTGGTATCATAATCATATGATTCTTCTGTATGACAACTTAATAATATTCTATTTTTGTGTATTTTAATATTAGGATCATCAGGTGTTAATGCTGCATTTATTGTATTTAAACATAAATCATTTTCTATAGCTCTTATAGTAAAAAAGTCTATTTTTTTAAACATTTTTTCAGATGTAACATTACCATTTAAACTCAAATATTTGTTATTTGATAAAATATCATTAAAAAAACATATGTTTGAATTTATCTGTAATTTTCCAGATATGTTTTTTATTCTGTGTGATTTGTAATATAATATATTTGGTGTATATGGCTCTATTAATAATTCAAATTTTGAATTACTCATACCTGGTAAATTTGTATATCTTATATTTTTAGTATATGGTTTTTGATATGATAAATCATAAAAGAATTCTATTTTATTGTAAAAATTAGAACTATCACTTGTATTAAATTCATATAATCCATATGATAAATATAAATTTTTATTATATATTTTGTTATCATTTATATTTGTAAATTTATAAAATGGATAAGACTCTACTATATTTCTGTTTGTTATTTCAACATCTATATTTATTTTACCATTAATCTTATTTGCATAATCAAAATAATTTATATTTTTAATTTTATTATTATTTGTACTAATATCATCTATACAATACAATTTATTATAAGAATTATCTAATATTATGTCTTTAGAATTATTTATATATTTCAATGTATTATTGAAAACATCATATAATTGAATAGACATTCTGTCAAAATTATTAATTTTTTTCATAGTAATATAACCATTATTACATATATCTTTTAATTTGTACATATTACATGATGTATCTTTTTTGTCATATATGTTATATATTTTTTTTATTACAAATTCAACACTATTACTATAATTAAAATTTATATTATTTGATATATCAAATGGTAATATAAAAGCATAATAATAATTTTTTTCTATATTTATAATGTAACTAACATCATATATATTATTATTTACATATTCATCACTATATGTATATTCATATGGTTGATTATTTATAGTGTATTTATAACATAATATATTTGATAAATCTAAATTATTCAAATTGTTACTTACATCATTATTTTTATCAAAAAATAAATTGTTATTATGTACTTTCAAATATGTTATATATTCTAATGGTTGGGTTTTTACTACTTTTAAATCTCTATGTTTCTTTGCTTGTTTATGATAAACATTCGATTTTTTGTACAATATATCATAATTACCTATATTATCTGTTATAACTCTATAATCTATACCATTTAATTGTGATTCTTTAATATTATATTTTATATTATCTAATGAATTATTATTTTTTATTACTAATGATGCATCTGATATATTTGATAATGTACCACTTATCGTATCAAATATACTATGACCATAGTCTACAAATGGTTCATAATTACTCAAATATAATTCTATATTACTTGCATCCGATGATCCTGATAATGTAATATATGGAGGTAATATTGTTAATTTAATATATTTATTCATTGATATTTCATTGTTGAATTCATCTTTTACATTAAAAATTTGTACAATATTGCGATTATCTATAGATAATTCAGGTATAAAATCCAACGAATTTGATAAATCTAATATATTTAATGATATTTCATTATCATAATAATTGTGACTTATTTCATAATTGTTATTTATAGCATTATTGTAAGAATTTTTATTAATTACATACGAGTTATATTGTATATTTTGAATATAATCAGAACTTATAGTATAATTATTTGTAAACAAAGATGAATTATAATAATTATAAGAACCATCTATTATATTTTTTATTGTTATACCTCTATCTAAATATAATAATTCTGTCCTGTTACTATAAATACTATGATGATGATTGGTTATATAACCTATTATATATGGATTATTTATACTATCTCCAATTGCATATTTATTAGATATTTCACTTAATTTATAATTATTGAATTTTGTATTATCAGAATTTGCTATATAAATTTCAAATATATTAATTGTATAATCATCGTTTTTATTAATTTCAATATTCAAAGTTTTTATAATATTTACTTTTTCAGTTATTTCATAATTATCTGCTTCATTATAACATACATCATAACCTAATTCTTCTAATAAACCTATTGATATTTTACTTAATTTTCTATTTGATGTATTTTGATCTTTTATTTCACATAATATTTCATTACTCAAACCTAATGATTTTATTCCTTTAAACAAATGATTATTATTTATTAATGGATCATCGTTTATATAAAATTCTTGATTGTTATTTGAAAAATCTATTGGTAATATTATAAAACTATTATCTATATTATAACTAGCATCTTGTATATATTCTTTATATATGTTTAAAAATTTATCACTTCCTTTATAATAATCAAACTTATTTAATATTTGAAACTTATTTGTATTATTTGATTCAAACATACTACTTCTATTTATACCTAATGCTCTTCCAAGTGTATGTAACAATGTTTTTTCATTTATTTCTATATTGTCATATATATCAAAACTAATATCTACTTTTTTTGGATATTTTTTAGAATTTTTATTTTGATATGTTATATTATTTATAGATATATCTATATTTTCAATTGCTGAACTAATATCTATATTTATATTTATTGGATTTAAACCAGATACAAATTTATTGTTCAATACTTTTTTCCATCTATATGCTGCATTATATATATTTTGTGTTAAGTTGTTCAATATTTGCAGTTCATTATTTAATATTATATTGTATTTATAGTTATTAATACTTATATCAAATATGTCTGATATATCTTTGACATCAACTTGTTTCTCCCAATTTTTTGTTGGAACATATGTATACATATAACTATTTGTATTTGGTTTGTACAAAAATTCATTATTTTTCTTTATATTATATACCATTATTTCTTTAGAAAAATCTAATTCATAAACTATATCATAATATTTTTTCAATAAAACATTTGAAATATCTAATATACAAAATGAATTATCATTTATTATATCTGATTTATTAAATTTGGTATAATTTTTACTATTTTCAAGATCATCATTTATTATTATATTTATATTTTTTGAATTTGTGTACAAGTTGTTTTTTTCTTGTGTATCATAAAACAACTCTAAATTTTCACTTATTAATGTAATTAATGATGTATCTATAACATTTTCTAATTTTATTTCTCCACATATTGTATCTTTTACATTTAATTTATATCTTGTTCTCTTATATTCATCATCATTTATGTTGTATAAACTTAATATTATATTATATTTATTTGATGGATTTATATAATTAGTATTATTTTTTATCATAATATTATTTGTACTTGTATAATTATCCAATTTAATGAAATTACTTGATATTTTTTCATTATTATTAAATATTTCACCTGAAAAATCTATAATATTATTAAATAAATCAAAATCACATGTTTCTAATTCAAAACTTTCTTTATTATTATCATAACTCAATGATATATCATTTTCTTGTAATATTTTATTATTTTTTAATTTATTATTCAAATTATGATCTATTTTTATCATACTAAAATCATTTAGATTATCATTATTTTTATATTGTCTTTTTATTAATATATAAAAATCATAATCATATTTATAAATTACATTTATATTTATAATTTGTTGATTTATATTATTTGATCTATCTTTTGCTTTTATTATTGCTTTATATTTTGTAGATGTTTCTTGTTGTACATTAATTAATTGTTCTATTGTATTTGCTGATATTTCAATTGAATTTTCATAATATTTTATATTATAATTATTTTTTATATTTTCATTTGTTATATAATTACTAGTATTATCTATATTTATCAATTCATTGTTATATTCTAATATATATTTTATATTATCACCATAATCATCTATATTTGTATATATTTTTTCATCTAATTTTGTTTTTATTTCATTTGAACTACTATAAATATCTATGTCTATTTTATTAGAAAATTGTTGTGCTTTATTATTTATATTTGGGGTTTCATTATCACATATATCTAATATTCTTTCAAATGTTGTTCTATTATTTGAATTTTTTGATGATTTTGATTTATCTATACTTTCATATATTATTTTATATTGACCTATATCTCTATTATTATTATTTAATCCACCATCATCTATTATTGTTATTGGTGTAAAATTATAATTTGATAAATCTCGATTTACAGTATTCTCACTAGGTTCATAATAATTTAAATAAAATTCATCATATTTACTGAATGTGTACACATCTTCTATTAATGATGCATCTGTTATTATTTTATTATTTTTACTTTCTTCTATATTATGTACAAATGGTATTCCTTTATCATTTATTTTAAATATTGGCCCATCATTTACTATATTTACTTGTATACCTACTATATTACCTGATATTAGTTGTGTAATAACTTCGCCTGATAAATACATGTAATAATAAAATCCATATGTTTGAAGACTTAAATCATATATTATATTATTAGATATATCATCATATTCTAATTCATCTACTATTATACCATATATTGAATAATTAAATATTTTTTCAAATAGTTTTATGTAATTGTACATATATTTATTATCTGTATTTTCAGGAATTTCAAAATTTATGTAATTATTATTATTTTTCAAAATATCAAATATGCCCGAATTATCACTTATGTCTCTTGCAGACAATATATTTCTACTTATTTCATATATATCATTTATTACATTGCTATCTAATATTCTTGGATGTCGTTTATTTATTATTATGTTATTATCTTTCAATACACCATTTACATCATCATAATAACCAAAAGATATATCAATTATATTTGACGAAAAATCAAATTTTGGTATTATTGTATTTTTTATGTTAATTTTTCTATTTTTTAATAAATAAAATTCTTTAATATCATTATCTTGATAAATGTATGAATGATAACTTATATTTATACTATAATTTTTACTTCTGTTTGAATAATTCATATAACTACTTGATAAATCATTTACTAATTCTATTATTGTTGCATCATTTATTTCTGTTTTTACATTGTCATTATTATATAATATATCATACCTATTATCAACTATATTATTTTTGTTTAATACTATTGAAATATCCGTAAAAATTTTTGATTCTACCTTAGTTATTATATGGTTTGATTTATAATCATTTATTATGAATTTTAATTGTTGTAAACCTAATTGATTTGTAATATCTATTATTTCAAAACTTATATCTTTTGTATTTTCTGTTATTTCTATTATAGATATATCATTATAAAATTCTTTATTATTACTTATATCATCTAGATATATTTGTTGTTCTAATATATTATTATTACATATATCAAATGTATATGGTATGTTATTATGAAATTTTACAGATACATTATCTGTATTTATAATTGTATTATTATTACTTATTTCATATATAATATTTAAAGGATTTGTTGTGTATTCATATCTACTATTGTACAATACCGACAAATCTGTCTCATGTGGATTCAAACTATTTAAATTAGTCAATGATATATCTATTTCTCTACCTATATCATAATCATTATAAAAGTTATCAGAAATTTCATAATTATGTAAAATAGATGATAAATCTGAATATGTTGTGTCTATATTAAATGTTAAATTTTTATTTGATAAATTAAGAACATTACTATTACCAAATATTGAACTGTTTAAACTTATTTCTGGTGTGCTTTTTTTATTCACTATATTAATGTATCTTTTTAATTTTCTATTAATATTGTTGTGACATATTTCATAATAAATTATATTATTTCCTAGTAATGGATTTTTTGGTTCTTCTTTATGTTTATAAACAAAACTTAAATCAGTATTTCTTAATGATATACTTATATCTACAATTGCATTGTCGTATGTATACTTTTTATAATATATTAAATTATAACTTATTTCATTTTTACCATAAGAATCATAATCAAATTCTGGTTTAATATGTGTTACATCTGTTTTGAATATATTAAAACACATATCAATATTACTAATTTCAGTTATGTTATCATCTATTTTTATTCCATGATCGGTGTATTTATTGTATTTATCTATAATATAAGTGGTTTCAGTATTTCCAGATAATTCTATAATAATATTATTAATATTTTCTACAAAATACATTGATAAAGCTGTATTTAATTCTCCTCCGTATTTTAATTGATTACCAAATATATCACTTAATGATATATCAGATAGATCATTATTATCAGATGCATTTATTATAAAACTCGCATCTTCGTTTATTTTGTACATTGATATACCTAATATTTCTATAAGTGGTATACATGTGCTTAAATCTTGTAATATACTATTAATTTCTGTTTCTGATCGTATATTTGTATTATTGTACAAAAATTTATTTTTATCAAAAGAAAATTTTATTATTTTATTTTTTAGATCACTAACATTATTATCATGTACTATATAACTATTATCTGCTATAAAATTTTGTGATTTTTCACTGTATCTTATAGTTGGAACAACATAATTTATACTGATATCTATATTTTTAGATACATCATTGCTTATATATCCATAATTATTTAATTTAAACAAATCATTATCTGTATTTGAGTAATTTAATTTTGGTATAATTTTTATATTACTACTAACATCCAATGTTTGATTTCGACTATAAACATAATTACTATTTATTTTTTCATAATTATTTATATCAGATGTAATAATCATATCTTTTATAGTCAAAAAATTAAAATCAAATTCTACATCTTTATTATTATTATTAGTAAAAATAATATTTATAGAATTATCTAATATTGTTATTATTAGTTTTTTTTCTAATCCATATAAATTATATTGCGTTTCAAATTTGTTTTTGTTATGTAATATTATATTTTTGTCAAAATAATATTTTCTAATTTGTAATTGATTATCTTCTTTTATCAAATTTACATAAGTTGATAATGAGCCTATATTTGAATCTATACTTTTTAAATCTAATATATGTTCTTGATTTATTTGTATATTATTAATAATTATATAATTACTTTCAAAATCTATATATTTAAAATAATAATTATTATTGCTTATTGTATCATTAAATGAATTATATTTTAATAAATAGTTGTTAAAAGTTGATATATCTTTTATTGATTTGATATCTTTGTGATAATAATGAAGATCACATGAGACATCAAATAATAAATATTCTATTTGATTTGTATTTATATTGAAATAATTAACACTTATATCCAACACTATATTTGTTATATCATTTATTATATCAAAACTTATTGTCGCAATATCATTTTTACCATTATAATTAACATATATAAAAGGACCATAATTTATTGTTATTGTTTGAATAATATTTAATATATCATTAGGTAAATAATTTTTATAAGTTAATGGATTTGTTAATTGATATTCTATTAAATTATTTGAAATATCTGTAAATAATTCATTATTACTTCTATTTATATAAATACTTCGGTTTATATTACTATCGGCGTATTTATTACTATATATATCTGATATATCTATATAATTGTATATATAATCTAAACTTACATCATAATTCAAGTTTATATATGTTTTACTTGATTTAAAATTATATTCAACTATTATTTCATTTAAATTAAATATATTAGTTTCTATATTTGTATTTGTGATTGATACATTATTATTTATGTAAAATTCTTGTAAATCTTTTGATCTTTTATTAAAATAAAAAATATTAGCTTTGTAATTAGTATTATATGATTCAAAAGAAATTGTTGTTTGATTTACTGAGAAATCTTTATTAACGTACAAATAAATAGAATTATAATAGTATTTATTATAATTGTTGTTATTATCTAATATATAAGATATATCTGTATATATATAATCTTCATAAATATGTGCATATTTTTTACTTCCTTCTGATAATCTTAATGGATAATTCTTACATATGTCTAATAAAACATAACTAGAATCATTATTTATATCATATGATATATCTGGTGAACTATAGCTTAAACTGATATTATCAAATCTTGAATTATCTATTTTTCCTTCTAATTGATAATTGAAAAAATACGTATATGATAAGTCTGTTGTATTAATAGATATAGTACTTGTTGATATATATGTTAAAAATAAATTAGATATATCATTGAAATCACGAAAACTGGCGCTATATGATATATCAAACGTAAAAACACTACTAATATCTAGATTGTTTCTATCTAATAAATTCAAATTACTGCTGAAAAAATACAAATCTTTTAGTTGAGAATCAGGAAATTCTAATTCTAACAATGTTTCATTATTATAATTTTTATAAAACAAATTTGATAAATCTAAATCTATTGTTTTATTAATCAAATTAGATGAGATTTCATATGATATACCTCTAATTAAATCATCATCAACAATAAATGATATATCAAAAAATGGTTCGCTTAATTCATTTAAACTATAATCCTTTATTATAAATTCAAAACTATTATCAAATAATATGTTTGAGGCATCTTCTGAATCTGAATTTTTATATTTTTTGAAACGATATGTAATATTAGGATAAAATTTGTAAGTAAAATGTTCAAAAAAATAATTTCCATTATTTAGATAATTGATATCTTTATTCAATGTTATAAGATTATAACAACTATCAAAAAATCTAAAATAATCTTGATTATCATATGGATAATAATTACCTTTACCAACATAAATAATTATATGTTGTATATTATTAGGTATAACATTGAATGAAATTTCCTTAGTTGTATCAGTGTTGGGTATGTATTTATGTACATTATTGCTTTGACTTTTATTTATCGATAAATCATTAGAACCTAATTTTATTAAATTGTTTATATTTTTATTAAAATTAAATGTGTATTTTTTGTTTGGATATAATTCAAATGATACATCTATTAATACATCTACATTTGTATTAGAATTGGTTATTAAATATTTATTATCAACTAAATCAATATCATATGTTTTTTTTGGATTAAGTATTCTTTCCATTAAATATATAGTTTATAAAAAAAACATTAAATCTAACTAAAATTGAATCTAAAATTATATAAAAGTTAATATCAATAATATATTTATATGGATAATAATTCTGATTTCTTGAAAAAAAAGTATCAAAAAAAATCAGACAAACAACATGTATTAGATAATCCTGATACATATATTGGTTCTATTGAAAATATTGCCAATGCATCATACATATATGAGAACAATAAGATTATTCAAAAAAATATTGAATACATTCCTGGATTATATAAATTATTTGATGAAGCAATAGTAAATGCAAGAGATCATGTTGTACGAATGAATAATTCTGACCAATTGAATGATAATGGTATTAAAAATCATAATGTTACTAACATTAATATTTCAATAGATGATGATATTATTTCAGTATATAATGATGGTAATGGTATTGATATATGTATTCATCCTGAATATAAAATTTATATTCCAGAACTTATTTTTGCTAATTTAAGAACATCTACTAATTATGATAAAGATGAAAAAAAAATTGTTGGTGGAAAAAATGGTTTTGGTATTAAATTAGTATTTATTTGGTCTACATGGGCTAAAATTGAAACGGTAGATCATACAAGAAATTTAAAATATGTTCAAGAATTTGAAAATAATTTAGATATTATTCATAAACCAACGATAACAAAATGTAGAAATAAACCATATACTAAAATTTCATTCAAACCTGATTACAAAAGGTTGAAAATTGATAAATTATCTGATGATTTTAAAAATTTGTTATTAAGAAGAATTAATGATATTGCTGGCATTACTGATTCTACTATCAAAGTCAAATATAATAATGAAGTTATCAATATTAAAAATTTTAATAATTATATTGATTTATATATTGGAAATAAAGAAGAACTGTCTAGAATTTATGAATCTCCTAATCAAAGATGGGAATATGCTATATGTCTTGCACCAAATCATGAATTTACTCAAATTAGTTTTGTAAATGGTATCAATACTAATAAAGGTGGTAAACATGTAGAGTATATTATCAATCAAGTTATTAAAAAAATTACTACATTTATTAAAACAAAAAAACATATTGACGTTAAACCTTCATCTATTAAAGAACAACTTATGATTTTTGTAAATTGTATTATTGAAAATCCGGCATTTGATAGCCAAACTAAAGATTATTTAAATAGTAATGTATCTAATTTTGGTTCTTCATGTGAAGTTAGTGATAAATTTATTGATAAATTAATTAAATTAGGGGTTGTTACTACCGCTTGTAATTTAAATGATATTAAAGATAATAAAGCAGCTAAAAAAACAGATGGAACAAAATGCAAAACGATTAGAAATATCCCTAAATTGATTGATGCTAATTTTGCAGGTGGGGCTAAAGGTAATCAATGTAGTTTAATTTTGTGTGAAGGAGATTCTGCTAAATCTGGTATTATTTCTGGATTAAGTCGGGATGATCGTAATTACGTTGGCGTTTATCCAATGAAAGGTAAAATGTTAAATACACGAGGTGAATCTATTACTAAAATCAACGATAATCGTGAAATTACAGAAATTAAACAAATATTAGGTTTAGAACATGGTAAAATATATGACAAAGAATTAATTAAATCTAAATTGCGTTATGGTAAATTACTTTTTATGACAGATCAAGATTTAGATGGTAGCCATATTAAAGGTTTGGGTATTAATATGATTGATAGCGAATGGCAATCGCTTATTGAAATTCCAGAATTTATTGGATACGTGAATACTCCTATTTTAAAAGCTAGTAAAGGTAAAAATGTAATTGAATTTTATAATAATGGTGAATTTGAAAATTGGAAAAAAAATAACGATATTAAACCCTATACTATCAAATATTACAAAGGTTTAGGCACTAGCACTAGTAAAGAATTCAAAGAATATTTTGAAAATAAAAAACTTGTTTATTTTACCAATACTGAAAAATGTATCGACTCTATTGATATGGTTTTCAATAAAAAAAGGTCTAATGATAGAAAAAATTGGTTATCTGATTATGACCGAAATTGTTATTTAAATACTAGTAAATCTGAAGTTAGTTATCATGAATTTATCAATAATGATTTAATTCATTTTTCCAAATATGATAACGAACGATCTATTCCTAATATTACCGACGGCTTGAAAATCAGTTTAAGAAAAATTCTATATTCTGCTTTTAAGAAAAATTTGAAAAATGAAATTAAAGTCGCGCAATTTACTGGTTATGTTTCTGAAAATTCAGGTTATCATCATGGTGAAGCTAGTCTTAATAGTGCTATTATTGGTATGGCACAAACTTTTGTTGGTAGTAATAATATCAATCTTTTTCTTCCAAAAGGACAATTTGGTTCTAGACTTCTTGGAGGCAAGGATTCTGCTAGTGAAAGATATATATTTACTAATTTGAATCCTATTACACGATTAATATTTTCAGAATTAGACGACCATATTCTAGATTATATCAATGATGATGGAGATTTTGTTGAACCTATTTATTATGTTCCTATTATTCCAATGATTCTTGTGAATGGTACCAAAGGTATCGGTACTGGTTTTAGTACTGATATTATGTCTTATAATCCTATTATGATTATTGAATATTTAGAATCTTTACTTAATAATGTTGATAAACAAATTTTAAAACATAAAAAAATTGAACCCTATTATAATGGATTCAAAGGAACTATTAAATCGTTAGATGAAACCAATTCTAAATATTTGATTAAAGGTGTTTATCAAATTATGAGCAATGATAAACTTAAAATTACAGAATTACCTATTGGAACATGGACTCAAGATTATAAAGAATTTTTAGAATCATTAATTATTAATAATAAAGAAAAAAAAACTAAAACTAAATCCTATGAAAATATGATTAAAGATTATAATGATATGTCTACTGATTTAAATATTGAATTTATTATTAATTTTAATAATGGTTGTCTTAATTTATTACTTCAAGATAATAGCAATGATTATGGATTGAATGGTCTTGAAAAATATTTGAAATTATATACTACACAAACAACTACTAATATGCATTTATTTAATGAACAAGAACAATTAAGAAAATATAATAATGTCTATGATATTGTTAATGAATATTATAGTATCCGTTATAGATATTATAATAAAAGAAAACTTTATTTAATTGATTTATTGTCTAAAGAATTAGATACTTTATCTAATAAAGCTAAATATATTGAATATATTTTGGATGACAAGATTGATCTTAGGAAAAAAAATAAAGAACAAATTAATACTATTCTTGAAAATATGTCATTTGATAAAGATAATGGAAATTTCAATTATTTAATTAAATTGCCTATGGATAGTGTTATCCAAGAAAATGTTGAAAAAATTATGAAAGAACATTCTAATAAACTAAAAGAATTAGATGAAATTAAAAAAACATCTATTGAAAATATGTGGTTAAAAGAATTAAACAATTTAAAAATTGCATACAATGGGGTTTATAATAATATACATAAAAAAAATTAAAATTTTAGGCAAACTAGAAACATATAAATTTTTTTTTTTACAACCAACTATTTGGTTGTAATGAATTATTTTTATAATTTGAATATATTGGTCTATCTATTGGAGTATGCATATAATTTATATTTTCTATATATTTATCATATTGAATATTATTTTTGTATATATTGTTACTTATTAAATTTATTATTTTATTATTCAATTTTTCTATTTGATTTGAAGTATTAAATTCGTCATAATTTTCATTATATATTATTTTCATGTTCATTATTAATTCATCTTTATTTATATTATAAGATTTTATATTTTTTTTTGATACTAAATTCTTTATTCCTTGTTCTATATTTGAAATATTTTGTTCTGAAAAATAATGTTTTTTTATAACATTATTACTATTATATATATCATTTATTGAATTAAAAAATGTGTTATCTTTTAATGGTATTCTATCCATCAATGCGAATTTAGTATGTATATCCATTTTATTTGTATATATATAATATTATTTAATTTTATTTTTTATATTATATATAAATATATATATATATATATATAGTTTCTATGTTATCTAAATATCACAAAAATATTATAATATTCTTTTGCGTTTTATTAATAGTCATTTCTATTATTTTTTACAAAAATTTTATGCATTTAATATCAAATACTTCTTATCCAAAACATATAAATCCTTGTCCAGATCACTGGAATAAAATGAAGGATGAAACCCATCATATATGTGTAGTTAATCAGATAAATAAGGGGACAGCTCCTAGTACCATAAATTTAACAAAAACAACTGGTGGAAAAAATGATTTAACTAATGATTCCCTCTTTAAAACGAAATTAGATGACGGGTTTGAGTTTAAAAATGTTTATAATAAAAATAATTATTGCGCACTCTACGAATATTCTAAAAAAAAAAATCTACAATGGTCAGGTATTACAAATGCTAATTATACAAAACATTGTTAAATATTTGTAAATATATAATAATTTATATTTTCATAAAAATATAAATTATTATATATTTATATATACAATATTCTAATGTTAAATTTATCAAAATTCAATATTTATACTATATTTATTTTTGTTCTAGTTTTTACAATAATGACTATTATCTATGTATATATTGTTAAAAATTTCTATATTAAAACATTAATTAATCCTCCAATTATAAATACATGTCCTGAAGGTTGGAATACATCTTATAAAAATGATTATAATCAAAATGATATTATATGTAGTAATAATAACAAAAACAATACTGGTTCTTATGATCATGCTGAATTTTCTTTATATGAAGATGTTATTCGTGATGATAATAAAGCGACCTTTAATTTATTAAATAAAAATTACACTGACAGTTTAAGTTATACATGCGATCGATATAAATTTGCAAAATTACATAATATATCTTGGAATGGTATAACTAACAATACTGTATTAGATAAAACATGCATCTAAATTTTAGAATTTTATAATTTTATATTCAAAAAAAATATAAAATTATAAAATTATAAAAAAATAGAAAAATTATATAAAGTTTTTTATTTAAATAAGTATAATGGATAAACTTGATATCAATACCATATTAAATAGAAAAAAAACTGAACATGAAATTATCGATATTATCAATGATTTTTATTATAATAATACGTCTTCGACACGTGCTGGCATATATATATGCGGCCCAGCTGGATGTGGTAAAACTAATTTTGTTACAAATTTATTAAAAAATAACAATTTTGATATTGTATATTATGATAATAGTATTATTAGAAATAAACAATTAATCGAAAATATTACATATAACAATTTATCTAATAATAACATTATTAGTTTATTTAATAAGAAAAATAAAAAAATTGTTATTGTTTTAGACGAAATAGACGGTATTAATTTTGGCGATAAAATGTCACTTAATTTTTTAATTAAGATATTACGAATTAAAAAAACTAAAAAACAAAAGCTTGAAAGTTATTCTAACTGTCCTGTTATATGTATTAATAATAATCAAAATGATAAAAAAATACTTGAATTAATGAATGTGTGTTCTGTTTTCAATTTGAAAAAACCTAAATTAGAAGAATCTATTATGATTTTTAATTATTTAATTCCAGAAATATTTCCTAAAAATATTATTATCAACAATCTTAATGTTTTACAAAAAAATATTTTAAATTATGTTAATAACAATTTGAACAAAATTAAAAATATTTTGAATTATAAAAAATTTAATTTATTAGAATTAAAATTTTTAAATAATAATAATGATAATAATGATAATGATAATAATAATGATAATAATCATAATGATAATGATAATAATGATGATTACATTATTGATAATGATAATGATAATGATAATCAATATAATATTAAATACATTACACATAATTTATTAAAAAATCATTATGATTTTAATAATCATTATTTAATTAATGAAACTAATAGAACAGTGGTTTCATTGATATTTCATGAAAATATCATTAATTTATTAACAAATTTACCGTTTAATCAAAAAATCAACATATATTATAATATATTAAATAATTTTAAATTTTCAGACTACATTGACCGTATTATTTTTCAAAAACAAATTTGGCAACTAAATGATATTAACTATATTAATAAAATTTTTTACAATAATTTTATTTTATATAAATATAAAATTTTAAAACATATCGAATTGGATAAAATTATATTTACTAAAATTTTAACAAAATATAGTAATGAATATAATAATACGGTATATTTAAACAATCTTTCTTTGAATTTAATGATGGATAAAAGTGATGTATTTATATTTTTTGTTCATTTGAAAAATAATTATACTATTGATGAAATTATCAATATTTTGTATATATATGATATAAATAAACTTGATATTAATCGATTATATAAATTTATCAATTCTCTTGATAACTATAAAATTATTGATAATGAAACCAATATCAATTTTGATAATTATATTAATTATGATTCTGATACACATGAATCTTCTATATAATATATTTAACTACCAGTTGAACCAAATCCACCCGCACCACGTTCTGTCTTTCCTAATTTATTTATATCATTTACCAAATATATTTTCATAGGATATTCTATATTTGGTGGACAAATTTGAACTAAACGATCACCTGCGCATATCTTTTTATTTGAAAAATTATTTTCATCATCTGTATAATATTTCATATTATCAAAATTAGCTATTATATTTCCACGATATCCCGAATCAATTATACCTATACTATTTGCTAGTCGTAAACTGGTTTTTTTTGGTGTACTTGATCTTGAATATAAATAATAGCTTACAAATCTATTATCTAATTTCATCGCTGTTACTATCTTATGATTCACCTCATACATACTTGTTGTTTTGTTCACTACTAAATCATTGGGACAAAATAAATCAAACCCAGCATCATATGATGGTTCTAATAAATCATTTCTTTCTTCACTATTTAAACAATCAAATATATAATCATCTATTTTTTTATTATGCTTTTCAATTGCATCTCTGTAGGTATTATAGATATTACAAGTATTTTCATCATTTGATGACATAATTTCAATATCTACATATATATACAAATTATAGATTTTCATTTATATTTATTATAATCTAATTACCTTTAAATATTTTTAATATTTTAAATTTTCATATATAAAAATTTAGATGTTAATATTATAACATAAATTAAAATTAGTATAATATTTGTCGATATAATGATCTCTAGCACTATAATAATTTATCATAGAATTTATATCTTTATAGTGTTGTTTATTAATAATATCAACTGAACTATTTTTATTAATATTTATATAATGCCCGCAATGACTATAATAAAAATATGGAATAGTAGTAACTATATCTTTTTGATTAACAAATCTATAATGTATTAAGTTTTCTTTATTATTAAAAATATTAGCCCATTTTCTATTACCAACACGCGGACTAGCAAAACTAAAAATATAAATTTTAGAAGTAATAGAATATGATAAAAAAAAGCTAAATAGAGTGGCGAGGGCGCCACCCAAACTATGTCCAGTAACATTTAATTTATAATCAGTATATTGATTTGTTAATTTTATTATTTCATTAAGTATATCAGTATATAAATTATTATTGAATAATAAATTGTAAAAACTAGAATGGACTTTAATATTATTAATATTAATATTATTTTTAATGTTTTTTTTAATGTTTTTTTTAAAAATAAACAAATTATATAGCCAATCTGATAATTCAATAGACCCTCTAAAAACAACATTAATTCTTTTATCGCTATGATTTAAAATAATAGCAACTTGAATACCATTAATATTAAATAATTTAATAATATTATAGTTATCATTTTCATATAATTTAAATAAATCTCTCAACATTTTTTTTCTAGTATTAGAAATTTTGAGAGATTCAATATTTGCATTATTAATAGTAAATTTCTTTGTTTCTTTTTTAAATTTTAATTCTTTATTAAAATCATATATTAGACATGATAATGATAACATTTCATTAACTAAAGAAATATTAATATCTAATGAATTATTCATAATATAATATATAATTAGTTTTTATTATATTATGAATTATTCATAATATAATATATAATTAGTTTTTATTTTTCAATATGAATAAATTGAATAAAGCAGAATTTATATTTATAAACGACCATCAATTTTTCAAAGAATTATATATATTATAAGTATTTTCATCATTTGATTATATATCTAGATATATATACAAATTATAGATTTTCATTTATTATAATCTAATTACCTTTAAATATTTTTAATATTTTAAAAATATTTAAAGATATTTATCAATATATTTATGTATTTTTATGTACATTAAATTTTCATATATAAACTGTTATTTTATTATCAATTTCTTTTTTATGAATCTATCTATTTATTATAATTTATTATTTTTTAAATTTTTTTTTATTGGTAATTTATCTTGTCTTTTTTTTGATGCTATTGCCATTAAATTACTTATGTTTTCCAAATTACAAATGACATCTAAATCTTATAGATGGTTTTTTATACATTTTATTTTTAATTTTTTTATTACAATACTCGCATATGATGATATTAAATATTGTTTATTTAATATATCTACATGTTCTACTAATGAATGGTTTTATGGTGATATTATTTATGGACTAACTACTTCATTACATTTATATCATACTATGTTTTTTAAATTATATTCTTCTGATATTATTCATCATGTTTCTACCGCTTTTTTATCTACACCATTAATTATTTTATATCATCGTTATCATTCAGCTGTTATGGCTATTTGGTTTATGTCTGGGTTTCCTGGAATGATTGATTATTTTTTACTTTGGTTAGTAAAAATGGGATATTTAAACTATATTACTGAAAAAAAAATTTATGTTATTATTTCTGTTTATATAAGATCTGCTGGTTGTGTTGCGTGTTCTACATTACAATTAGGTGTTTTAAATATTTATACTCAATTATCATATATTGAAATATTTGCTATTTCATGGAATACTTTTGTTATGTATTTTAATGGATTATATTATATGCATGATACATTAGCTAATTATTATTCAAAATACAATGAAAAATTATTTGAAAATATTTTTTAATAATTAAATATTATATTTAATTTACTTTATTATATTATTATAGTAATGGGTGGCGATTTTCTTCAATACTGTGATAATGATAATAATAGCATTGACAAACAAAAATTAAAATTTTTATCTGTTTATACTGATAAAAGTTATTCTGGTCAATTTATATCTGATATACAACATGATGAAATAAATATATTGGGTAAAGCTAGTAAAAAAACTAGTACATTAGAAGATGATTTAATAAAGCATACTGGTGATGGTGATAATAAATTACTTCCTTTAGTGGAAAAATTTACTGAATTTCAATATAATTCTAAACATGAAATAGATGAGAAAAAAAAGACAGAACTTTTTGTTGTTGATGTTTTTAGTGGTAATTATCAAATAAAAGGATTTAATAATTTTTTTGATTGTACTAGTAATGAAAACCCTAGAAATATAAAAGATAAAATAACTAGACTCTATGACAAAAAATTCCCTACATATGTATTTAGTAAAAAAACTAATTGTGATCTATTATTAAATATTTATTTTAAATATATAGATACATCTTCTTCACAAATACCGTATGATACTGTTAAAATTGATAATATTAAAGACGATTTAACAAAAGATATATCAGCTACTAGTTATAATATATTAATTAACAATTTTTGGGAAAAACTTATTTATTTAGTTGAACTAATATTAGATAAAGATAAAACTATTCTTAATGATGATGGGTTTGATATAAAAGAAGCTATAAATATTTTAAAGACGTTTGAATTTGAATTTGATGATGAGGGGTTAAAATTAAAATCATATGATCATACGAATAGTGCTGTTTGGGCTCCTACACAATTTTCATTAGCTAAAAAAATCACTGATTTGTATAAGATAGAATTTAAAAATCATGTAAAAGAATCTAAAAAAAAATCTAACAATCATCTTCCTAATTATAGTTTAAAAGCAGTTATGCCTCGTAAAGAACCTAATCAACCCATCAATGAAACTATAAATATTATTAGCACTTATATTAGTGGTAATAATTTAAAAACAAAAATTTTAGTATTATCTATATGTAAATTTTTAGGTGATACATCACATATACTTATGACTTTGATATTATTAAGAGTTAAAAAATATTTAATGGAAAAGGAAATAACTATAACTTCATTAGATGGAAAAAAAATATTATTTGAAACTTTAAAAATTAATTTACAATTATCGGAACGACCAATGATGATTAGAAGTTGTTTATTAGATAAATATATCATTGATAGTTTCAATTTAAATTCAAATGATTTAGAAGATTTGATTGTTTTTATGAAACACGTCAAAGTATTGAAAGATAACAAAGATATTGATAAACAACTACTAGATTTTGACGAAGAAGAAGTTGAAGAAGTAGAACAAGAAGAAACAATTCCAAAATTTTGTTATATGTATTCAATTGATCCAAAATATTTAGTTGAAAAAAAAAAATACAAAATTAAATTTATGATAAAAAAAATTAAAGAAAAAAAGGATATTTTTCTTGACATAACAGATCCAATACTAAATATTATATTTAGTGATCAAAATATTGATGAATATTTCAATGATGAATATTTCAACAAAAATTTTCAAGACAATAAAGAGAATTGTAAACTCATAGAAGATATTTATAATATATGCTGTTTGTACCCTATAAATAAATTATTTATAAATGTTGAACAAGATATTGATGAAATTGTAAATGTAGTTGGACGTTGTTTTGGAATAATATATCACAGAAGGTTTGGTGGTTCTCTGTCATCAAGAAACAAAAAACCAATTGCAATTAATTTTCCTAAGCAATTAAAAGACATTAAACAATCAAAATTACAAGATATTTTGTACAAGTTCAAAAGTCTTTATGAATATAATAATTTAATTGAAAAACTTAATAATAAAAACATATTTAATATTCAAATTAACAATGATTTAATTAACACTACAATCAAAAATATTATAGAAAAGATTTCTAATCTTAATAATAATGATGAATTTAATCGTGTTTTAGCTGTGGATAAAACTGAATTTGATGGAATAGAATTTGAAATTGATTTTAATAAAGATAACAAAGGAAAAACAATAATAAATATCATAAATTATGTTAGTAAGTTAAGTAAAAATGAAAATTTCAAATTAACAACTACTAGTGGAGGTGGTAAAAAACAAGATACAAATAAACCCTTATTATATATTCGTAATGAAAGGTATGATATAATTAATGATATTATTTATACTATTTATAAAAATATAAATATATATTTATATTTTGATTATTATTCTTTACAAGAAATTATTAAAAAAAAAAAATTTCTTAAAAACGAAGAGAAACAAAAATTTTTTGATATTGTTATTAAAGTATTAAACGAAGAATATCATTTTTCCAATCAAGATAAAATTCCTGATGAAAATCTAACTTATGGAAAAATTGACGATATCTATAAAAATTATTATAGTAATGAAAATAAAGAAACAGTACAAAAATTATTTGATGAATATATTGATTTCCTTTTAGAATTAATAAAAAAATTTACATCTAATTCAAGACCAACGGAAAAAAGAGGAAGATCTGGTTCAAAATATGGTTCAAGATCTGGTTCAAGATCTGGTTCAAAATATGGCTCAAGATCTGGTTCAAGATCTGGTTCAAGATCTGGTTCAAGATCTGGTTCAAAATACGGTTCAAGATCTGGTTCAAGATCTGGTTCAAAATACGGTTCAAAGCCAACGAAAAAAAAGAGAAAGAAGAATCCAAGACCACATACAACACCACATACAACACATAAGGCAAGAAGAAGAAAATAAATTAAGAATTTAATGTTATTAATAATACGCCTGATAAAGTCAATATTATTCCTAACAAACTTTTATAATTTATTTTTTGATTAAAAAATAAACTACTTCCTAACAATACTAATATAATATTTAAATTTACTATTGCATGTGTATATGATATATTTGGTGTCAATGTTAATGCCTTTTGTACTATTATTGTATTAAATAATGATATTATTGAAAATACTATAATAAAAATTATTAACTTCTTATTTCTCAAAATATTTATCAAGTTATTTTTTGAGTATAGAAAATTTTTTTTATTACATAACAACCATATTAATGATAATACCCCCATTATTACAAATGAAAATAATATTATTGTTACGTTATCATAATTTGTAGTTGATATATATTTATGTCCAAATATTCTAAACGATGTTGTTATTGTTGCTAAAAATGATAACACTATCCATAATTCCATATATATATATATAGGTATATATATATATATATATATATATATATATATAGGTATATATATATATATATATATATATATATATAGGTATAGTCAAAAATAATTTACTGATTAAATGATATTAATCCTACACCAAATAAACTTATAAATATACCTAATACGCATTTATAATTTATTTTTTGTTTAAATAAAAATAATCCCGCTAACAATATTAATATTGTGTTTAAATATATTATTATATGACTATATCCCATATTTGGACTAATTTTATATGCATATTGCATTATTAAATTAGTTGATATCAATATAATAGCAAAAAATATTACAAATAATACAACTAATTTTGAACAATTATTTAAAACTTTTTTCTTACCATTATATAGCAAATAAAAAAATGATATTATTCCCATTATTACAAATGACATTGCTAATATAATTTTGTTATCATATTTACTTTGATCTATTAATTTTAATAATATACATCCTATTCCAGATACAACCATTGCTAATATTGAAATCAATATCCAAAAATATTTCATATATATATATATATTTATTCATATTCATATTCATATTCGTCATCTTCTTCTTCCTCTTCCTCTTCCTCTTCCTCTTCCTCTTCGTCTTGTTCTTTTTTAAATTCTTCTTTCTCTTTTTCTTCTACCTTGTATTCCTGTTGTTTTACCTCTTCCTCTTCCTCTTCCTCTTCCTCTTCCTCTTCCTCTTCTTCTTCCTCTTCTTCTTCCTCTTCCTCTTCCTCTTCCTCTTCCTCTTCCTCTTCCTCTTCCTCTTCCTCTTCCTCTTCCTCTTCATCTTGTTTTACTTCTTGTTTTACTTCTTGTTTTACTTCTTGTTTTACTTCTTGTTTTACTTCTTGTTTTACTTCTTGTTTTACTTCTTGTTTTACTTCTTGTTTTACTTCTTGTTTTACTTCTTGTTTTACTTCTTGTTTTACTTCTTG